CGACCGAGGCCAATGCTGACGTGGGCCGATATCACGATAAGGCCATGCCCGTGATCCTGACCACGGCTGAAGAGTGCGATGTTTGGCTGAGGGCGCCGTGGGAAGAGGCGAGGGCGCTGCAGCGGCCATTGCCGGATGGTGGCCTGAAGGTGGTTGAGGCCGCGGCGCCGGCCGGGTCTCTGCTATGATTGTTCACGTCGTAGGAATAGTCAATGGGCGCAAATGAAAAGCCCCGGCTTGTGACCGGGGCTCTCTCGGCCTGGATTTCTCCCAAGTTCTAAACCCGATATAACGCCTTGCGACGCACCCGAGTCCAACGGGTCCCTCAGCGGTACTTTCCAGTCTCGTCTGCCATCCCAACGCCTCAACGCCGGGTCCGCTTGGCTGTTTCGCAGACCACGGCAACCGCCAAGCGTTACCGTGGAATAAGGGCATACAGACCTTACGACCTGGGCCGCGATCTGTATGGGCCTGACCGATCCATTGCGCCACCTCGGCCTTGTCGATCAGTCGAACGGCAATTCGTAACCCCACCAGAGGCGCATCGTTGAGAGGCGGGGAGGGTCTTGTTCAGCACATTATATATGTGGTCGAATCGTGTCGCAAGGAACAGAAAGTGGCCGTAGACTTTCAAACCTAAATCAAAGGTTTGAAGATTTGGCCAAATTTCCCAATCAAATCAAATACAGATTTGAGGGGGTGGTAGGCGAGGAGGGAGTGGCGAAACATAGTAAATTCAAGGCTTAGATATTTTCAAACCTTGTCTTCCGTGCCATTTGATTCTTTTGACTTTTTTTGCTTCTTTTTCAAACCTTCGGCCTCGCGCTTTCTGACCGCTGACCAAGCCATTTTCGTGCGGTTTGCCGACCGGGTATAGCGCTCCACTTCCTTCAGTGTAGTGTGTCCGTCTATCGCGCCGATTTCGTGCGGCGTGCTGCCCGCTTCTGCCAATTCCCGGTCGGCCGCCTTGCGCACGCCATGCGGGGTTCGGCCGTGAACGCCAGCCATTTCGGCGCGTTCGCGGAACCATTTGGTGAAACCTGCGTCGGAAAATTGCTTGCCGTATTCCGTCTGCACGAAAAGCATCTGATCAACCGGGACGGTGGCTAACGCGTCCTCCAATTCGCGGTCTATTGGGATTTCCATCCACTGGTTGCCTTTGACAGTCCGGAAATGCAGCTCTTTGCCATGGTCGGTCTCGACCACGTGCTGGCGACCAAGGCGTACTAAATCGGACCTGCGGACGGCTGTGCGGTACAAGATCATCATGGCCAGCCAAGGCTTTGATCCGTACTCCCAATGATTAAAGAACGCATCGATGTCGGCCTGCGACCAGGCAATGAAGCCGTGCCTGCTCTTAGGCTTCGGAGCCTCGGTATCCTGCACAGGGTTCGTGTCGCGGTATTCGCGCTTGATAGAGAACTTGAACAGCTTATTGACCCGCAGGCGCATGTTTCGCGCCAGGCCGGGCGTGTCGGCGTAGACATCCATAATGCGCGCTATGTGCGCCGGCCGGAAGTCTTTCACCATGGCGTCTCGGCAGGTCAGTTTCGTATCGGGAATGGTCGTGGCGGCGAAGCGTTCGAGCAGGTTCCGATAATTGGCCTGCGTGTGCTCCTTAAGTGATCGCCAAGTTGCCGACTGATAGTATTCCGCCAGCAACGCACCGAGTGAGCCCGCGACCACGCGCCCAGCCCCGACCACTATGGTCTTCGGTGGCTCTTGGCCGCCCGCCACACCGAGGTACGCCTTCATGAACTCCGGCGACCCAGGAGCACCCGGCAGCGGTGTCTTTGGATATCCCGGCCGGTTGTAATAATGGCGCTCCTTCCCATGCCGGTCCTTCATGGACTTCACATATTTGAGGCGGAAGGTCTTCACGGCTTCAGGAAGTTGTCCAGAGGGTTGGGTGCTTCGTCAGATGGCAGGTTCTCGAACGCATCGTCAAGGGCGTAGCGATCCCATAGGACGCGGCCATCGATGCGGCGCGGTCGGGGCATGACGCCATTCTGAATGAGCTGGTCGAACTTGCTCGGGCTGATACCGACATAGGCGGCGGCGTCTATTCGAGATAGGCCGCGAGGCTCAACGCGGATGCGTGGTGCTGGTACGCTCACTTCGGTTGCCCTTTCGTTCTGAAATACAGTTTTGCTGGGTTCATAGCGCGTTCCACAAGGCTCGGGCGAAAGCAGTAGTATGAACTGGGCTGTTGGCGAACCTGCTCCATGTCGCGTTATCGAGTTCGTTCAACAGGCGCCTAGCCTCAGCTGCTGTCATCTCGATCTTAATGACGCGTGTGGCATCGGGGTTTTGACTTTCGACCTTCATCCCCGCGCCTCCTGGCTAGCGGAGATCATGGCGCGGAGACCGTCGCCCCATTTGTGGATGGTGTAACTGTCTGGCTTGCAGCCGCAACAGTGATTTTCTATGTCGCAGGCGACCAAAAATCGGTCGATATCGCTCTCGCTGGGTTCGAGGGGCACGATCACGCACCCGCTGTCAGCTATAGCTTTCAAGACGGCGTCGGCGGCTTGGTCAGCCAGGATTTGGCCCACATTCGGCGTCCAATTTATCGGCTTGGCAATGAGCGGTTGCAGAGCCAAGGCCAGATTGTCGCGTAAGGTGTTAGACATTGGCGATCTCTCCCCTCAACGCAGCCATGGCGATCATTTCAGCTCTCCCGATCAGTTTGTTTGTGCAATTGCCGGCCGGGCGCAGGAACAGGATTTCCCGCAAAGCCTCCTCCGCCTTCCTCGCCCTATCCAATAGCTGGTTGGCCGATACAAGACGGTCGTGGGCTATCCGGTGCCAGTGCTCGAACTGCTCGGTCATGAAGGTGAGTTGCATGGCGGCGGCTTCATGGCGCTGATGTGCCGCGTCACGGGAGGCTATCAGCGCTTTCCGGTTTTCCTCAAGTAGTCGGATCGTGTCGTCTCGGCACTCGATGCCGTCTATCGCTTCGGAGCGTTCTGCCATCGGGATAATTTCGGTCGCCACCTCTTCTTCGCCGGTTTCCGGGTTCAGGTACGGGCGGTGGACCTGATCAATCTCAAGGCGCTTGTGGCAGCGTTCGACCTCAGCCTCTGCTGCTTCCAGGCGCTGGCGGACAGAGGCGATGGCGCGAAGGGCTGGTCCGCAGTACGCATCATCGTCATACGCGCCGGTACAGACGTATGCGGCGATATCGTTGCTGTTGATCTCTCCCGCCAGCAGTTCGCGGTCAGCTTTGGTTATGTCAGTCATCTACTCCGCCCCCGCCTGATTATCTGAGTTTATGGAGGGTGGGTTCATCCCGGAGGGCTGGGCTGGCGGCGTAGCGGCGGCCGAGACACCGCCTGCCAACCTGTCAAGGCGCTCAATTTCCGCCAAGATCAGCGCGCCGGCCCGAACAAGATTTTCGCGGCGCGATTTCGGCTTCCACCATTCATCCGACCATGGCCAAAGGTCTGAATATTCGGTATACGGCTCGTAACCCCGGCCGGCGATGACCTGAGCTTTGAACGGCCTTGTTGGCGAAGCATAGCAGGCGGCAGCTGAGGCCATCTGTCCGCGCGAATGCTCGTCGTCATGTTCAGCCGACCAGCCCTCCACCTCGACTTGACGGCGTCGCTCGCTAAGTACATCGCGCGCAGCGTCGCTAATCGGTCTCCACCCTTCCGAAGGACGTGGGGAAGCGGAGAGCATGGCAGAATATACAGGCGCGACTTCAACGTCTTCGATATCGATTCCTTGCTCGAACATTTGGCGCCAAGCAGCATTCATCATTTCCTGCGTCGGCTCGACGGGCGCCAACTTCCACCCATCCGGTGCACCATCCGACACGGGAGCGGCTCGGGACTGGATGAAGGCGCGGAGTATGGCGTCCTGCTTATCCTTAATCGCTACGGCCCATTTGCTTTCGAACTTGAGCTTTCTCAGCTTGTCCAACGCCTCAAGGGCGGCTTGGCTGTCTACTGGGGGAATGGGGTGGGTCACGAAAAAAGCTCCAACGGCTGGTCGCCCTTGACATAGAGCGGATGGCGCGGATGGCCGTCTTTTGTGTGGCCAAGGCAATAAAGGTCGACGCCTTGAGCGCGAGCATATTGCTTGAAGAATATGGCCGATCGATCCGCGAGCGGGTGCGCACCCCAGGCGCAGACAATCTTCGTCATGCCGTCGCGCGCCGCCACCAGCCGGCCGTGGAGATATTTCTCATTATCTGGGCCGACGCGGCCACCATCAGTCGGCAGATTGGCCGGATTGGTGGCGCGGTAGGCAAACAGGTTGACGACATGGATCGCGCCCATGTCCTCGCGCTTGGCAAAGCCGATACAGCGACGGATCGTGGGATCATCAAGCTCAGCGTCGGCCGTCGACGGGTTGAGCATGACGAAGGTAAGGGACGGCAGCGAAGCGTCCCACGACCGGCCAACGTGATAGCGGTATAGGCCGCACTCGGAGATTTCTGCGGTCTTGATCACCGTCCCGTCTCCCCGTTAGAGCGGGCGTCCATCTGGGGGCGGGAAGGAGCGAGGCTTTCCAAGCTGGCGTCAACGAAGGCCTTTGCCTCCTTAAGGCCCACGACGATACAGTCATCGCACATATGGGTCCGACCCTCGGCGACGCCGCCATTGCGCCACATCGAAACGCTGACGATAAGCTGTGGCGAAATTTCCCGCCGACCGTCCAGCATCGGTCGGTGTTTGTTCATTTGAACGATTATGGAGCCATTGCCGAAGCTGCCCACAGGGGCCTGTGTCGCACGTCTTGGCGTGCCACACAGGCAGCAGTGATCTGCGCGCCCTCCCATTACGCCGCCCTCAGCTTGTACATCGTTTGGCGACCTGACCCGGTGTTGTCGGGATCGAACTGGATCAAATCAAGCCTTTGCAATTCACAAAAGGCGGCAAAACCGATACCGCGAGCAAAATCACCATAAGGGGCAGCCTTGAACGTGCAACGGTACTGGAATTGCTCGCGACCGGTATAGCCGTTGCGCTCAAGCTGACGAATGAAACGGCCGCCATTGGCCAGGATTTCGAGAGCTTCCGCAGCGCGCTTGCTCATTTTGGGTTGGTTGTTCATTTGTCGGCTCCAATCGTGTATCTGATTGAACTAATATCATGTATGTGATATGTGTCAATACCGTATACACGAAATAGGTGAAGCTTGACGGATTTTCATGTACATGGCACTCGTCGAAAAATGGGACGAACCAAATTATGGACTGAACGCATCCAGTTGCCGTTGGCGGAAGGCACTACCGCACGGATAGATGCCGTGCGCGAGGAGGGCGAAGACCGGCTCTCCGTCATCCGCCAAGCCATTGAGCGCGAGATCAAGCGTCGGGAGCGAGCGGGAAAGGCATAGGCGTTCATCCCCGCACCTCACGGAGTTTAGCGAGGAGGGAGCGGGCGCGGACGATCTTAATTTCAAGGCCCTTATCCGGACCTAATTTCACTCCATCCTTGGAGTAGGCCAAGCCAAGCACTGTCTCCAATGCGCCAACCATCTCGCCAAGGCGATGGGCCGTCTCCGCAGGGAGGGCATCTTTTGCCTCGAAATGCGCGGCCTTGGCGGCGGAAATCGGATGCATGACGGATTGGTCGGGCGGTGAGGTGAAGAGGGGAATGGCCTCAACAGACCTATGCAGATATCCATCGAGCGGGAACATTTTCCCCGAATCATCGCGCCGTATCAGGTCTAATTGACCGTGCGTCGTAACTGCCACCGGTTGCACTTGCTCGGTTACGGGAGGGGTGGAAGGCAAGCGGTCGATTTCATCAAGCAGCTGATGATATGCAGCCTGCTGACTGTTGCGATTGCCCTCGTTGCGGCAATTCCGCGCAAGGCCTTTAAGGCGATTATGGTCGATGAACGCGTGCGGCGTCAGATCATCAATCCCGACAAACTCGGTTCCCGGCTTCGGAAACACCCCCTCACTATGCGGTGAGACGATGGGGGAGGGTTCTGTCGGAACGGTGAAGGACGGAAAAATGACTTGCGGCTTTGCGCCAGACACCTCCTCGATGATCCGGTCAACCTGAGTCGGCGACGGATAGCCGTCATATCGACCAGAGCCTTTGCGGTAGGCATCGGCTGTGATCGCCTTGACTATTTCAAGGCTGAAGTGTTGCCGGCAATCTGAGCCCTGATCCTGTTGTCTATCTGGGTTGGTGATAGCGCGACGGTTCCAAGCTTCTGACGCATCATAGCTATCGCCGGTCACCCTGATCCAAGGGCCAGCAGCTTCACAATCTGCGCATTTGATATTTGATCCGCTTTTGTGTGCCTCCCAGTACTTTACGTTGGCTGACCCACAAAACGGACAGCGCTTCAGTTCCGGCATTCCTTGGGCTTGGTGTTGAGAGGTCATTGGGTTCCTCCCAGAGGCTTAGCTTCGGTCTGTGGGGCGGCCGGGACACCGCCCCCAAGCGCTTTGGCGATTGCGGCGCGGGCCTGTTGAACAAGCGGTCCCTGTTCGCCCCAGCGTTCGGCCAGGGCGGCGCATTGCACGGCGACATCAAACAGTTCAGGGGCGGCGGCGATCAGGTGCGCGTCAGCTATCTCGCGCTCGTTGAAGCCGCTAAAGCTGGTGACAATGACAGGGTCGCCACCCTTCAAGGTGCTTTCCTGCCAGACGCAATTAAGGGGACCATAGACCCACGGGCCGGGAGTGAAGGCTTGTGGCCGTGTCTCGGCGGCCGCTTCGACCTCAGCCCTGGCAACGACAGAGACTAAATCCTCTTCCATCAGATATTATCCTTCGGGCAAATGATTGACTGGAGAAGCTCGCGGGCCTCACGCTTCAGCGCCACCGCTTCCTGAGCTATGCCGTCCATACGGCTTTGATCGGTGAAGGTGGTATCGGCGACCTTGCGGACAAATGCGGTCAGCCGTTCATTTTCGGCCAGCAATTCGCCAAGATGTTTGGGGGCCTCAGTCATGGTTTCCGTCCGTTTGCTTGGCGGTGGGAGAGTTTGCGAGGCTCAGGAGCACATCGGCATGGCAAGGCTGATCCAGACGACACCAACAGGCGAGGTTCTTGCCGCGAAGCTCTGAAAGGTCCATCGGGCTGCGCTCGGTGCGCAGACGCTTGAACCAGTCAACCGCCATGGCCGCGTCGGTGATAAGCGTGTGGCCAGCCGCGGCCTCCGGGATAAGCGCCTTGGTGTAAACCATTTCCATGGTTTGGCACTCTCCAGCAGGCATCCGGTAGTACCTACCGACCACAAAGGGGTTTCCCCACTTGCCGGGTCGTGTGACCACGACGGTGTTTTCCGGCTTTCGCCAGCCCTTCGTTCGCTTCAATTGGATGCGTTGCGGAGTCATAGAAAATGGTACGCTTTTAACGGTTGGAAATCAACCTCAAACCCTTGCAAAATAAGCGTTTGCGTGGCATTGTGAGGCGGTTGGAAATCAGCAGTTCGCGGCCCGCTTTCGCCGGGTAGCCACACGGGCCGCGCCTCTGCTTGTTGAACTTAAGACCCGCTACGCCAGCGGTTTTAGAATGGGATCATTGCATCCAAGTCGTCGGCGTCGGGCTGGGTCGCATCGACCAAACCGAACACAACCGGTGAGACCTCGGATTGCGCAACCGCGGCCGGCGCCATGACAAAGAACTGCTTGCCGGGGTTTTGGGCGGCGAGGCGCTTGGCCTCGTCAGAAGCCGCGCGAAGGGTCATGTGGGTATAGTTCGGATATCGGCCTTCCGGGTTCCAGACATAAAATCCAGGGTGTTTGACGGGCATTGTCGATCTCTCAGGGGTTTCGACGGCTTACAGTGCCGTCCATGTGCTTCTTGATGCCGCTGGCCCGACTTCCGGGCATGGGCCGTGATGTTTTCGGCCGGACGCCGCGGTCCTTGCGGCCTTTCCGGTCGGCAGCCTGAGTGATGCGGCCTTCTTCACCGGACTTGGCCGCATGGCAGGGGAGACAAATAAGGCGGCCGTTCTCGACTGTTGCCTTGCCGCCTTCCCAACAGGCCTTGATATGATCGACCTGGTACTGGCCACGCTTAAGCATGGCCCCACATCCAGGGACCTCGCAGACGGGGAAGCCGAGCTGCTTGCAGTTTCGGACGTAGATTTCGTCCTTCTGCCGGGCGGTGAACTCGTCGCGAGCCATGGTCAGGCCGCCCTCTGCTGAGGCTCGCCGATCTTGGAGCGGAGATCGGCGGGCACGTAAGACCACAGGCGCGAGGCCTTCCAGAACTCGACAGCCTTGGGAAACCACCTGTTGAAAGCATCCTGATCCATGGCGTCAAAAGCCGTGCTGTCAGGAAACGCCATGAACTCGCCGTCCGGCATTGTGGCGAACTTGACCAGGCCAGTTTTGATCTTGGTGGCTTTGTGGAGAGCGTCCACATCGCCCGGAGCGCCAGCCTTGATCATCCGGCCCAATATGCCGAAATACATACGGTGCATTGGAACGGAGCGGGGCTTGCGGACTGATACCATGACCATGTCCGGCAGGGTCAACATTTGGTCTTCCGCCAGTTCATCGGCTGGGCGTAGCGTGTAGCCCTGGCGGCGCATTAGGATATCTAGGGCCAAGTTACACCACCTGTTCAGCGTGAATAATGATGCCGGGGATATCGGAGCGTTTGCCGGCGCGGATATCGTCCTTGGCAAACTGTTCCACGGTCGCGCTGAAGGCCTCAGGGCGGTCGCGCCAGTAGTGGGCCAGCGCATCCTTCAGACTGACGATTTCAGCTCTGTAGGCGGTCCGGAGGCCGATGGCGCGGGTTTCGCCCTGGGCTTGGGCCTTGGCACGGTTCGCGGCGGCAAGGTCAATGGCGGCTTGTCGGGCGCGGTCCACGTCTGCAAGGGCCGCGTCTCGATCGTCAATGTCGGTCGCATCATGCGTGTGGGCTATATGCTCTTCAGCCTGCCTGCGCGCCTCGGCTTCGCGTTGCGCAGCCTCTTGCCGCCGACGTTCCTGTTCCGCCGCCACCTTGCGTAGCCAGCCGCCAAGCGCCACCTTGACGGCCTCTTCGATGCGAACGGCGACACCCTTGACTGACTTGGTGTTGCCGATCAGCGAGTTGTAGCGGTCTTGAATTTCCTTGACCGCCTCATCGTGAGGCTCTTTCTCCTTTACCCGCTCGGCGTCGGCGCGCTTGGCGGCATTGCGAACGCGCTCCAAGAGAAGGCCAAGCTTGTCAGCCTCCGCTTGAGATTGAACCTCGGCACCGTCGAGCCAGTTGCCGGCCTCCACGCGCAGGTCTTCGATCTCAGCCTTGACCAGTTCGAACGGCGTCGGCTCGGGGGCACCGTTGTCGCCGATGCCGCCAAGGCGGGGGCCGGCCTCGGCTTCTGCTGCCTGAGCAGCCTGCGCGGCCTCGTATTCAGCGTTGAGCCGGTCGCGGCGGCCGATCATGACCGGATAGGCCGGGTCGCTGGTTTGGCCTTCGCGTTCCATCTTGGCCGTGGCTGCGTTCAGGTGCGGGAATGCCATGTCCTCGATCAGGACCGGGCCCTTGCTGGACTGGTAGTGGGTGACGATTGGTTGAGCGGTGTCCATCAGGCTGCATCCTCAAAAGGGTTGTCGGCTTGCTGGGAGGCGAGAGCGTCCCGGCGCTGTTTCAGCTTGGCAAAAAGAGGAGAGCCCATTTCGGGCGGGAGCCGGTCCTTGATCGCTTGGCCGTTGGCCTGGTACCAGGCGTCGCAGGCCTCGGGCGTCTTCAAGGCGAGGATCGCCTTGGTGTGGCGGTCGATGAAATCGGCGTCGGTTTCTTCGGCCGCTTCCTGCCGTTGCTGGCGAGCGCCATCATTCGCCTTCATGGGCGTAAAGTCGGCATCGACAAATCCGCCGTCCGGGACTTCCTCAGCCGGGGTCGTGGACAGGCCGGCCTTCATCATGACAACCACGTGGGCGAAGGCGGACCGGCAAGCGCGGCTGATGGCGCGGGTTTGCGCCATGGCGCGGATGGCGTAGTCCGGCCGCTTCGGCAGGGTCGTGATGATCTTGTTGCCGGTCTTGCGCCGGTTGCCCTTGGGGCCGACCCATTCGTCCTTCTCGACTTCGCCGCCGTACCAGGTGGGCTCGTCCTCGCCGACAAAGCCCTCAGCCTCGGCAATGATGGCGCCATCGGACATGCGGCGGATTTCGCCGATGGCGCGGACGCCGCCGTGGACACGCTCAACCGACCGGGCGGAGGCGGTGCAGCCGTGGGCGACAGCGATGGCCTGCCAGCCCTCGACCTGGACGTATTTCCGGCCCTGTATTTCCATCGCCGTCTCGACCACGATGGCCTTGCACAGATCGGCGGCGTCGGTGCTGGCGCGGTAGTGCTCCACATTGCTGGAGCCGCTTGTGGGCGCGATTGCCTTGCTATCGGACATAGTTGCAGTTCCTTGTCAGTGAAAAAAGATGAGAAGCCAGACAACCAGGCTGAAGGCGGCGACCGCCAGAAGTGCCCAGCCGGTCGGCCACTTGCGGTCTTCGCTCTCGGTGAAGTTCCAGCCGCGATGGCTGGACGAGGGCGGGAGGCCGCGGTAATTGCGGAAGTCATCGAACATCATTTCAGCCCCCATATCCGAGCCTCGTTGAAGGCCCTGGTTGCATCGGTGATTTGCCGGCGTAGATCAGCCGCAAGAGCCGGGGCGCCGTTGTTCGCAGCCAGTTGACCGCGCCTGACCAAAACCTGAACCTCGTGAAACAGGTCTTCGAGATTGATCACTTCGGAATAGTCACCGCGTACTCGGATGACTTGGCCGTGGGAATGTTTGTAAGCTTGCATGGTTAGGCCTCCACACGCTTGAGGCACTCGACCATGCCAACGGCCAACCGGGTGACGCGCTCGCGGTAGGCGTAGGCGTCGGCGTTGGCGTCGGCGTAGGCGTAGGCGTAGGCGTAGGCGTAGGCGTTGGCGTAGGCGTCGGCGTTGGCGTCGGCGTAGGCGTAGGCGTAGGCGTAGGCGTAGGCGTTGGCGTAGGCGTCGGCGTAGGCGTCGGCGTTGGCGTTGGCGTTGGCGTCGGCGTAGGCGTAGGCGTAGGCGCGATACCGATGGTAATAAATATCGTAGAATGCCGCCTTCAGGACCGGTCGCCACTGATCCGCGGCGAACTTCTCGCCGGCCAAGGCCTTCGCCTGCATTTCCGCAAGCGCCTTGTGAGCGGCCACATCGCGGTTTTGCTTTTCGGCGGTTTCGATAGCCAGCGGACCGACGACATTGGCCTGCCAGTCATGGATAACCGAGAATGGGACCACACCATTGAGGCGCTTTAGTTGGGCGTAGAAGGCCAGACCCCAAGCCTTTGCGTCCTCGACCGACTGCGTGTCGAAGAACCACGGAACCATCTGAGCCAGCCAGCGCGGCATGATGGTCGCTGGGCAATCTTTCGGGCTGTTGACGTTCGGGCCTAGAGTACCCAGCGCGCAGGCCAGGAAGCGGCCATCTTGCTCCGTGTGCCATGCGCCTTGCGTAAGCGCGTCGCTGTCGAAAGCGGCCTTGTAGAGATCGAATGCCTGAGCGGCGGTTTGAGCGGTTGTCATAGTCACAGAACCTTAAGAGCAATGGCGAAAACAACGGCGGCTAGGCCAACGGTGAAGATTTCAAGGAGGGCTTGCTTGGCTTGAGCGAGGGTCATGTCAGGCGTCCTTCTTTTCTTGCTGTTCAGCTTGGCGCTCGGCTTCCATTTCGCGCTGCTGGCGGGCGCGGATGCGGTCGAGCCTGGACATGGTCGCGAACGCAGTGAGCGGATCGACGATGGCGGCGGCTGTGGAGAGGTCGAACATCAGGCGATCTCCGCCATGTTGGCCATGCGGCGCGCGATCTCAGCCGAGATCAGGAGCGACATGCGGGCATGTGCGGCGGGTCGGAAGTCAGAGGCTTCGCGGACGGCACGCTCGGAGAGCTGGTCGAGCGTCAGACCGGCCAGTTCGGCGCGGATGACGTCGAAGGTGAGGGTGGGAGCGTCGGTCATTGCCAAGGTCCCGTCTTGAGAAGACCTTGACGACCATCGTCCAACGTGACGTGCTGGTATTCGCCGGGACCCTCCCATTGGAGCGGCATGAGCCAATAGCCGTCGCGCTGATGCTGGTCGGTGACGATCACCCACAAGGCGTGACGCACACTGATCTCTATCGCCTGGTGCTGCACTTCCATGATCAGCGCCCCTCCGCTTTGGCGATGACAGCGCGCAATTCATCAAGCTTGCTGTCCAACATTTGATGAGTGGCATTTTTACGCGAAAGGTCTTCAATCCATGAGATCGCGTATTCAAGCGCTTGAAGGAGTTCCGGCGCGGCGGCGATCAAGCGGGCGTTGGCATCGAGGATGTCGTCGGCCGCGAACGGATAGGGCACCATCGCGATCGCCACAGGGGTGGCGTCGGCCGCCAAGATCATGTGGGCAGAACTTCCGCCGTTTTGGCTGGCGTCGCCGTCCTGGTCATAATCAAGGCTCCAGCCCCGGCTGTCGTCGCCAGGCGTGAACATGCGCCAAGGCCCCGGTGTATGCTTGCCAGCAGGCCATGTCTCGGCGGCCGCAACGGTGCTTGCCAGAGCCCTGGGATGCGATAAATCCTTTTCCATTGGTCAGTTCTCCCCGTTTTCGATGTTCATAAGCTCGATGCAACAATCGAGTGCCCAGGAAACCGCATCTTTCGGCCCCTGAACCTCACTGTCGAATCGCGTGGCGTATCCGCTGAGAGCGGCCTCGAAAATGCGCGGCAACGAGGCCTGTGGATGACCGGCGATCATCTTTGCTATTTGCTGGCGGGTAAGAGGTGTCAGGCTCATCAGAATTCCCCCTCCCGATCGATGTTGCGGACTTCCCGAGCCCACCGAGCCGTATTGGCGGAAGCATTGCGACCATCTTCCTCGGCACGCATGGACTGGATCAGGCCTTCGTAATGCGCCGGATCTGAAACCGCGGTTCCGTCCAGTTGAGCTTGGTAGACCTCGGCCCGAGCCGACAGGTTGCAGGCCTCAGCCAGGGCGATGCGGCGAAGCAAACGCGCCGAACGACTATTGAAAGCCAAGGCCTCAGGGGTAATTGGGGCAATGGTGTCGTACATTGTGGCCTCCAGCCGGGGTGTTCCGGTGATGAGGGCACATTAGAAGCGGAAGTTTCCGCCGTCAAGCGGAAAAGGCGGATTTATCCGCATTGAGGCGGATGTTTCAGCATTTTCGGATTTCGGTCGAGCCATCGCCCTGCTACAATCCCCCATCAGAAACGAAAAAGCCCGGCGCTGGGCCGGGTGTGGAGAACGCAAATGATATGGTCGAGAGTATGTGGGGCTATTCGCGTCCCAAATTGAAATTATCGCCGTCGTGCTCCATGGCTTCGCGCCAGTCATTTGGCTTGAATTTTTGCCAGTTAAAGCCACGAAGATTAAAATCGTGGGCTTGGCCATCCATAAGAAACTCCAAGGTTTGGCCTGTAGTTGCCATTTGGATCACTGATGTTAGATTAGCGATCTGTAGGCTTTCCGGATGACCAGGGACGGTTAATAAATCAAAATGGGAAGATCCCATATTTGTAGTTGAATAGCCTACCGAGCAGACGACGCGACAATCAAATTGCTTTGTTGGAGCGCTGAGATAAGATGCCACGCCCCGCGACGGCTCAATAACTATAGAAAGTGACATTGGGTCTTTGAAGTCCGCAACTTCTGAGATATGTGCAATATATCTCGGATATCCCGTCTTTTCGTCGGTAAAAATCTGATAATGCCACGACTTTTCTGCCCGTGCGATTTGCTCGATGGCTTTCGTGTCGTCAGCATCGTCTTGAGTTGGATTGTCTGCGACCTGTGCCGTCTCGTCGTGCGGGGGCGCGGGCGAGCCAACCGTAGCGCTATGCGGCCTTGATCCAATCCAAACGCCCAACAATAGGATAGCAATTGCAGCGCAGAATAGAGCAGCACCTTTAGGAATTTTCGGACCACTCATACCCACTCCTTGCGGCGATACCGCTACATACGTCGCGCCACCCAGACGACGCGGCCTATGACGTTAACGACGTCCGCATCGACGGTGTATTGGTTGTGGCTTTTGTTTTCCGATATCAAAACGAGCTTCGGCGGGTCGCTGTAAGGTATCTTCTCGATACGCTTAACTACCGTCGCCGATCCGTCCCACATGGCGAATACACCTCCGGGCGCCGGGTTTTTGTCGCCGTGGTCGACGACGACGCGATCGCCCGTCCGGAGCATTGGCTCCATGCTATCGCCGCGCACCTCGACAATCGATAGTGACCCTGGCGTGAGGTTAAGCTCTTGCTCGATATAGCGGCGGCTAAACGGCCACATGTCCTTGACCTGCTCCCTGTCAATGACATAGCCGCCACCAGCAGAGACCTTGATGTTGTATTCCGGAATAGAAAGCATAGGGGGCATGTCATCGGCCACCACGACGCTATCATCGAAATCCGGATAGTTTGTATCGCCGTCGCCGTCCTTCCAATCAGGGTCGGTAAGGAACCCGAGCGGGACCTGCAGGACTTTGGCTAGCTTTGCGGCCTTGTCGCCGTAGAAGCTATTCTTCTCTCCCTTGAACAGGTTGGCAATATAGTCCTTGCCGAGACCAGCCGCATTGGAGGCGCCCGCCGCGCTCATTCCAAGCTTTTTCAGCCTCGCCTTGACGCGGACGATCAGGTCCGACTCGATAACATCATCATTCATAGCGGAAATATCCGCCTTAAACATTTCGCTCGCAATGCTGATCTTTCCGCTTGCCAAAAGCGGAAGTATCCGCTTATGATGCGGAAATGGAGAATGAACTTCGGAACTATCTGCTGACATGCGCGTCCCGCTTTGCTGAAAAGCGCGGATTTAAGGACGCGACTGTCGGGAACCTTGCCGCCGGTGACTGGCGCTTTTTTGAGCGCCTACGCGAAGGCAAGAGCTTCACAGCCCGAAAATATGACGAGGTCATGAGTTGGTTCTCCAACAACTGGCCCGATGAAGATTGGCCGGCCGCTATTCCTCGGCCGGTGACTGTTCAGTCTGCCGCATAACGCGAGCGATTGATACGCGGATCTTTCCGCCGCCTAACCCCTAGCCGCATCTCCCCATGCGGCCGGGGCGTCTGCTGGTGTTCCCTCGCAGGACGGCAGACGCCCCACACACACAATTCACCCGACCTCTGGCCCGAACAGCCGAGCAAACGTCGAAGCCGAATTAACGGAGATCGCCCGGAAGGAACGCCGGGAATGGGTGCTTAAGTTTCAGGCGGTTACCAGCATTTCCGCCTGTTCGCAGCCAGCAGCGCATGTGCTGGCCACCCGGTCCGGACTCCCGGCCAAGCACCATCACCTCCCAAGCCTTGGGGGCCGATCAACTTTCCACGGCGGATCGGCCCCTTCTTTGGCAGGCGAGGCAACTTTCATTAGGCGAGGCAACCTCATATGCAAGGGTGTAAAAAATCGGTGCGGAACAGGGTCGGCGTTCATAAAGCCGAGGATACTTCTGTTCGCGCAAGTTCACAAATCCGTGAGTCCAATGCGGGAATTGTCAATATTGACTTCCCCAATCGGGCGACCTGGCTCGACCGCGCTCGCGGCGACAACGGCCCGCTCGCCGGCCGCATGACGCACTCTGACGGGACACCGCGTCTCGCCGAAGGCCTGGGTGGCGCAATGTCTGGCCATGGAGCTCTTCGCAAATACCCCTCGCGGGAGGCTATTGCGGCTCGGTACGAATATGACCCCATTTCCGGTCACCTGATCTTTCGGTCGCGTCCGCAGAGCGATTTCACCCGCATCAGGCTTTGGAGGTGGTGGGAAAGCAAATTTTCGGGCATGGCCGCCGGGTTTGATTCGACTGGCTACACATACGTCAGTCTCGACGGTGTTAAATACCCGGCCCATCGCCTAATATACATACTTGTTCATGGAAATATCCACGACGACCTATGCATAGATCATATAGATGGAAACCGGAAAAATAACCGGATTGAAAATCTTCGTGTGGCCACCCGCGCCCAGAATAGTCGAAACACCAAGATGAGGTCTAGCAATACCTCGGGGGTTACGGGTGTTTATTGGGATGCCTCCAGAGGCAAGTGGGCCGCTGAAGTCAAGAAGGATCGCAAAAAGATATTTCTTGGTCGGTTTGACGATTTTGAGGACGCAAGACGCGTCTCCGTTGAATACCGCCTAGCCAACGGTTTCTCTGGGCGCCACGCCGGCGTAGCCGAGGGCGAATTCGACACCTACAGCCTCTCCGATTACGTCAATGCCGAGTTCCGTCTGCAAATGCACGAGGCCGCCTGATGTACGGCCCGCAACAAACTGTCGGCTTCGGCCGTAATCGCCAATTCGGTCACGACCTCGCCGAAGCCCGCCGCGAGCCGCGCGGCAACACCTATACTGACCACAGCCTGGGCAAGCACCGCGGCGGCATCGCCATTGAAATGCGCCGCGATGCCAAGGACCAGCGCAAGGCGAAGTCCATCGCCACCCCGATCCTGATGGGCGATCCGCCGTTTGAGCGGTCGGCCCTGGCTCGGCGGGAGGCGCGGTGATGGATCGGCCTTGGATCGAACACGACGGCACAGGATGCCCCCTGCCGATCGGCACGCCGGTCGAACTCAAGATCAGATCCGGGCGCATTTTTGGCGGCGTCATTGGCCCTGACGCGCATCGGGCAGAAAACGTCATCGAATTTGGCGTGCTGGTCGGCAGCGCCTGGTTTTGGGCGATGAATAACGCCACGCCCGACGATCCGTCTGCAGTCATCGCCTATCGCATTGGCCTGGACCCGCAGGAAGAAGCGGACCGCGTCAACGCCCGTCAGGCCATGTTCCATGACTGGGCCCGCGACGCCGAAAGCCTGACCGATGGTGACGGATACCTTCCCCTCAAGCGACATGAAAGGGCGAAGTGATGATCTACCTCGCCTGTATCGCCTTCGGCATGGCCCTGGGTGTCCTTCTCGCCGTCACCGGCTGGGCACTCTATGAGTGCCGGAACGCCAAGCCCATCACCTATTTGCCGCGCCAGCCGATTGCGCAGCCGCGTGACGCGTCCGGCCGTTTTGTATCTCGCTCTGAGGCTCTCCACGCTCAATTACGCCGGGAAGTGGGGGTTAAAACCAATGGCTGACACGATCCATCAAAACCAACTGAAACCAGCCGACAATAAATTCCACGTCGGGAACTGTGGAGACGGAAAACATTATTGGCTGACGCCGCCTGACCTCTACGCCGCCTTGGATGCGGAATTTAAGTTCGACTTTGATCCCTGTCCATACCCCCTACCGGAAGGATTTGATGGCCTGACTTGCGAGTGGGGCGCTTCCAATTACGTCAACCCGCCGTTTGGATCCATTTTGCACGACGGCAAGAAGAAGGGGCCTACGGCCTGGGTGCGCAAGGCGATTGATGAGCAGCAAAAGGGCAAACTGGTAGTGCTCGTGTTCCCCGTAGACAAATGGGTTTTGATGCTCATGAAGGCCATTTTAGGAGATCACGCGGAGGTCAGAAACCTTGGCGACGTCAAATGGCTAGCAACCGAAGACGGGTCTGCCGGCAAGGGAACTGGACGGCATATCGCTTGTTTCGTTTTGCGGCCTGTTGACCGGGAAGTGGGGGCGAAGCGGTGACCGACCCTTTCGAAATGGGCCGCTGTGGTGGCTCACAAAAGATGGCGACGCATCTTGCCGAGATTTGTACCGCAGGCATTACAGCGCCCGCAAATCAAAGCGAACGCACAATCTCTTTGTCGGTCCAGGCGAAAAGATCGTCCTGCGAACAGTTGACGGAGACGCCGTCTTTGTTTGGCGACGATCCATCCACCGTGACGACGGGCAAGAAGGTGTCGAGTGCGCTTTGTTCCGCAACGAAAGCCCGCACAAAGCGACGCTCCTTATCCGACAGGCTGACGCCATCGCTGATTTCGTCTGGCCTGGTCTGCGGCATTACACCTACGTCGATCCGCAGCATGTCGGGTCAGCCGATCCGGGCCTTGTTTTCAAATGCGCCCGCTGGCGGACATGCGGCGAAAGCGCTGGGGGAAAGCTTGTCCTCGAACGAACCGGAAGACGAGTACGAGGACGTCCCGCCGCTTTGTGACGAGTGCTACCGTCCGGTGGGCCCTGGCGATGGACCGTGTTGCCCTGTCTGCGGCACGCCATACGATAGCTCGCATGAAAACGATGGCTGGCGAGATGAAGCTTTTGACGAAGAGTGGAGGCGCGCATGACCCTCCCCCTATCCCAAAAGCAAGCCAAGGACTTCCTGAGCGGAGCTGCACGGTCAAAAAACAAATACCGCGCCCGCAAGGTGACGGTAGATGGCATCACATTCGATAGCGCTGCCGAAGCCGAGCGCTGGTCGCAGCTTCGCCTCATGCAGCGTGCCGGCGAGATCACCGGTCTGCGCCGACAGGTCACATATGTCTTGGCCCCGGCCGTGCGCTACGCCCAGGCCGGGCGCGGGACACCTGCGCTGCGGTACGTAGCCGACTTTCAGTACGAGGCCAAGACCGGCGAGACCGTCACCGAGGACGTCAAGGGCGTGCTCACCGAGGGCTTCGGCATCAAGCGCCATCTGATGCTGGCGGTTCATGGGATCGACGTCCAACTGGTGAGGGCGGCATGAACGTTCTTTCCCAACGCATAGCCGCTCGCGACTGGCAGAATGTCGCCAAGATCACCGGCATGACGCCATCGAGGGCGTGTGCGCAATTCGGTCACATGCTGACTGCCGCCAAGCCTATCGATCCAATCGAGGCGCTGAAGGTTCGCGCGGTCGAAGCGGCCGTCAAGGCTGATGAAAAGCTCGCCCGACGCGCCGAGTATACCCGCAAGGCCAATATCGCCCGCAAGATAAAGCGCGTCCGTGCCTTTGTCGACAACAAGCCTTGGTTTGACCTCATAGAACGTCGCCTGTGGCGCGCGCAATGCCGCATGAACGACTTGGCCATCGCACTGAACATGGACGTGAAAAAGCTCCGTAGGGCCTTCTGCGAGCAGGGCGATTTTCCGGACAGCCTGCGTGATCGGATCATGTTGGTTTTGGATGCCGCGGATGCTTCTGCGGCCGTCTCCGCAGAGTTTAATCGGCAGACGGGGAGGGTTGGATGACCAAGCCTCTGACGCCTCCCGATTGCGACCTGCAGGACAGCAAATTCATGCCCCTGTATGTCCAGGCCATGCTCAACAGCAGCTTCAACGCCATGTCGGATGACACAGCGTGGCGTGCCGGCGTGACGCTATGGATGAAGGCATGGTACCAGGTCCCTGCAGCGTCCCTGCCGAATGGCGACGACGAGTTGTGCAATATGGCCGGCTTGGGCCGCGACACGAAGACCTGGAAGCGGATCAAGGCGAAAGCACTTCGGGGATTCGTCGAGGCTAATGACGGGCGCCTGTATCATCCAGTCTTGGCCGAAGGCGCGCTTGAGATGTGGATCAACATGCTGTTGGCCAGGATCAGCTCGGGCACCGGCAACGCCAAGCGCTGGAAGACGACCTTCGACCCGGCGCCGATCGAGGCTGATATTTCCGCGTCTTACGCCCTTCTGAAGGCGCTTAACCCGCGTGCCGATGCCGTCCTGAAAATCGATCGTCGCAATGCAGGGGCACCGAAACCGGATGATGGCGGCGGTCCCGGTGGGATTCCCGCCAACAATCCCGGTGGGATGCAATCGGGAGTCCCGCACCAATCGCAACCTAAACCTGAACCTGAACCAGTAGTTATAGATGGTGGTGTTAGCGCGCGCGACGACCTCGGTTGGCCGATGGCGGCGACGCAATGGGCCGACGACCTGATGGCGGCGACGCAATGCGCGGACCCTGCGCGGGACATCTGGCCGCGCCAGACCGCGCCCGTCCTTGTCGGCTGGCACGAGGTTGACCGGTTCGAATGGCGAGACGTCGTCGCCGGCATCCGCATCGTCGTCGCCCAGGGGACGGGACCGCCCTCAAGCTGGAAATACTACGCCAAGGCCATAGCCCGCGCCCGCCAAGACCGCCTGCAACCCACGCCCGAGCCAGTCAATGACCAACGTCGCCAAGCTTACAAATCCACAGCCGAACGCAATCAGGACAGCACAATCGCAGCTTTCCGGAACGTCTTTGGCCGAACTTCCGATAGCCCGGATGAGCCTTTCAGCGCTTCTGGCTGACGAACCACGCCGGCCGCTGTACCGACAGGACGCTGAAGAGGTCGTCCTGGCCGCGACGCCTGCGACCGACGCCGAAGTCGGCAAGGTCATATTCGGGCTCCTGATCATGTACGAAAGCTTTGACCGGCGAGGCGAGGCGTCGAAGGCCGTGGTCATCGATCAGTGGCGCCGCAGTCTTACCGGATGGCCTGTGGACGTGCTCGAACAGGCCGCGCAGACCTATCTGGACAGCGAGAAGGCCAGCTTCGTTCCGCAGCCGGGCGACGTGCTCAAGCACTGCGAGACCATCGGCCGGTTTCGTCGCGCGCTGGCGAAAAAGGCCCGAGATTTTCTCGACCTGGCCTCTTCATCAAACCCTTCATCGTGAGGAAAGCGGGATGAACCCGAACGCCAAACTGGCAATCCTCTGCCTGCTGGACGAAGCCGAAGAAGTCGCCGCTCGTGATCGTCTTCGCCTTCAATTGGCTGAGCGGGAGGCAGAGCGCGCGGCGTCGGAACTGGACAACGTGCGGCCGAAACGGGCCGTCAAGCGCTTCCAATGGCCCCCTAGCGCCAAGGCATGCGTCAAGCGTCCATTCGGCTCGGAAGCCGCGGCGCTGCGGTCCTGCGCCACCCTCGGACACACCGTCAGGGCATACAAATGCCCCGACTGCAAATCTTACCACATCACCAAGAACGTTAATAGCTGAAAGGGAAAAGCTGATGAATATAGAACACTGGAATTGGGCGGTTTGGACGCTGGTTGTGCTGAACGTCGTTTGGCTGTGCACGACGATTGGTTGGCACGGGAAGCCAAAGACCGGAGAATACAACGCCGGCGTCGGCATCTTCAGTTTTTTGCTGATTGCCGTCCTTTATTGGCAGGCCGGCTTTCTCAAATGAGCGGAACGAAGTGACGCCGCAAACCAGAAAGCCCTATCAATGACTACAACTAACCGTGTGCAAGTTTTATGCATAAAAGCTCCCAGAAAGCGGGATGCATTTCGCGCGCACCGCCTTCCCACTTTGCCCACGCATCGCGTGTTGAATGAAGGAGCGCCGCCGCCTGAGATTGTGTCAGGCCGGCGGTTTCGCGAGCGGTGCGGATATCTGATGGCGATGGGCTCTTCATGCGACGTAGCACAGGCGAGCATCGCCGTGATCCGCAACAATGATATGCTTTCCGCCGCGCAGCATTTCAACAAAACGCTTACCATCGATTTCCTTGTCGGCCAAAACCTCGGTTCCAGCAACGGCGATGAAGTCAGAAACTTCGTCACGGGTTTCAACCGTATCGTCGCCGTACTCGTCGGTGCCGGCAGAAATGCCGTGGCCGCACTTTTGAGCAAAGGCCTCAAAGGAAGCCCGGAAAACATTGTCTTCGATCATGCGGGCCATTGTCTTATCTCCATCTTGCGCCGGGCCGGTCCCGCCGCCTCATGTGAATATGTATACAATGGGCACATGTGGGCGTCAAGCAAAAAAGTGCACAATGGGCACATTTTTAAGACGCCGCAAACCAGAAGCAAATTCAACGGTATGAACCCAATGAACTACCGAACCCAAATCATCGCCATATCCGAAAAGATCGGGAACATGCGCAGCTTCAACCCGTCCGATGAGCTTGCACGCGCGATCGCCGACGCCGGCAGTTCGCGCAATGCCGGCGACCAGGAACTGTACCAGGCCTCACACCGGATCATGGCGCATATGAACCGGGAGCGGCTGTTAAGCGGAGAGAGGGCTGCAATATGAACTGGCAACACGTCAACGCCTTTTGGGCAGTATTGGCCGCCACCGTCTTGTTGAGCGCTCTTGGCGCTGTTTGTGCCTTCGGCACCGAAGGCGAATACCGCCTGCGCAATATCGCCGCTGGCATCGCGGCGCTTGCCTTCTTGGCCCTGGCCATATCCGGTGCGTTCGCGACGGGCCTTCCCACATAGAAAAACCCCAGCACCGTCTCCGATACCAGGGTTTCTCATCACCTTGCAGGGCATGAGCGAACCTTGATCTGATTTGGAGCGTAAGGCAATGGGGCTGGAAGGCGAGGACATAATGATGACGAACGCGGCCTATGCAGGCTGTGTTCAGGCCCGGCGCTGGGCCGCGGCTGCCACTATCGGCGGAACGACCGAGCACGCGGTCAGGATGCGCCACGACCAGGACTACCGCGCCGGCATGGACGCATGGCGCCGCAACTCAGAAAACGCGGGCCGCGAAAGCGGATTGGCCCTGACCGCCCATGGACGCCGCCAGATCGACACATCATTCGCTGTCAGGGCACAGGCGCGTATCCTCGCGCTCCGGATCAACGACCGTCCCGTGTCTGAACTCTACATCGCCCGCTGCGTCGGCTGCCACGTCGAAAGCCTGCGCGAACTCCTGGCCGGATACTTTCACGGCACCGACGGTCTGCGCGAACGCATAGACGTGGTCCTGACCAGGCTCGAAGCGGGGGAGGTGATTATTCCCGTGCGCCCGGTCAAGACGCCAGTCCTGTCCGCGGACGATAGTCAGTGGGTGGATGACATCCGGGCGGCGCTTGAACAGGCGGGCATGACCGTTACCGACCTGGCCATAGCGATCCGTCGCCCGCTCAACACGGTCTACAAGCTTTCAGCCAAGTGCCGGCCGCCGTCACAACAGCTGCGGGCAGAGATCGAGGCTGCAATGGCTATGATAAGGGAGAGGGCGGCATGACCACCAAGAAAAAAGCCGCGCCAAAGAAGCTGACAGCAACAGCCCGGACCTATACTGACGCAGAGCGTAACGCGATCATAGAGGGCGCGCTAATCAGCTTGGCTACAGGTCAAAGCCTGCTTGGCTTCTGCAAGACCAATAAGCTGCCCTATGTCACGGTTTGGGATTGGCTGAACCCAGAAGACGCCGATAACTCCGCGTATGTGCGCGCGCGCGAGGTTGGAACCCACTATCTTGCGGAGGAATGTCTCGATATCGCAGACGATTTGAACCGGAAAAACCCCGGCGTTCCCGAAGGCGTCGATAGCGCGCTGGTTGAGTTTTCTGAAGACGGGTCTCCCGAAATGCCGGTTGAAGACCGCGTTAAGGTTGCAAAGGTGCGAATTGATACCCGTCTGCGCCTGATCGGGAAGTGGAACCAGAGGACTTATGGCGACAAGGTGACCCAAGAGCACACCGGACCGAACGGCAACGTTCTTCCGGGTATTGCCATTGTGTCTGTCGCTCCGCCGGAAAAGGGTGATGCGTCTTAGACCGCCAGCGCAGCCGGCGCCGATCAGGTTGGAATTGCCCCGAAAGCTGGTCGACGCGTTTTACGCGCCCGACGGCCAGTGGCGGTATAGCTTCTACAAGATCCTGTATGGCGGTCGGGGGTCGGCCAAGTCCGAGAGCTTTGCTCGACTGCTGATCGCTTATGCCCGCTCAAAACGAGGCCGGATCCTGTGTGCCCGACAGTACATGAACAGCATCGCTGACTCGGTTTACAAAACCATAGTCGATGCGATCTTTGAAATGGGCATCCAGGATGAGTTCGACATCCTGGAAACGTCGATCACGCACCGGGTCAGCGGCACCGATTTCATATTCAAGGGCTTCCAGCGATCAATCGGCGAAATCAAGTCGATGAAGGGCCTGACGCTCTGCTTCGTTGAGGAGGCCGAGACCGTCACGGCTGAGGCGTGGCTTGTGCTTGAGCCCACGATGCGCGGCTCCAACGAGGCTGAAATATGGGTGGCCTTCAACCCGGAAAGCGAAAACAGCCCGATCTATCAGCGCGCGGTCGTCAAGCCTAGGCCTGGCGACATCGTCGTGGAAATGAACTGGCGGGACAATCCGTGGTTTCCTGCCATCCTCGAAATGCAGCGGCTTCAATGCCTGGAGTTCGATCCGGACAATTACGACTGGATTTGGGAAGGCAAGCTTCGCAAGATTGCTGACGCTCAGGTCTTCAAATCGCGCTGGTACGTCGAGGACTTTGACGAGCCGGATGGCATTCAGCCACTCTATGGACTGGACTTTGGCTTCAGCAACGATCCAACGGCCGGGGTTCGCATATTCGAGGTCGCCGGCATAGGATACACCGACCTGTACATCAGCCATGAGGCCGGCGGATATCGGGTCGAGAATGACGAGATCGAACGTCTATTGTTGGGCACCTTGTTGAAAGATCAAGTCCTGCCGGATGTGAAGCGATACCCGCTGAAAGCCGATAGCGCCCGCCCGGAGACGATCAGCTACCTTAAGCGAAACGGCCTGCCGCTGATCAGCGCTGCGGAGAAGTGGCCCGGCAGTGTCGAGGACGGCATATCCCACATGAAGGGATATCGTCGCATCGTTATCCACACGCGGTGCACGCGCACGGCCTTCGAGTTCCGCAATTATTCACACAAGATCGACAAAAAGCTGCTGGACGAAAACGGCAAGCCGGCCGTGCTCCCCGACATCGAGGACGCGAACAACCACTACATCGACGCCATCCGCTACGCGCTGGACGGCCGCATCGGCGGCAGAAAGGGCGCGCGTTTCGGCAAGGGCGCGCTCAGCCAGATCAGGGGGGGCCGATAGCTTGCCTTCGGTATCTCCGCCCGGTCCGGTGCCGAAACTGGCGCGCATGACCCTGCATGACATCCGCGACAAGATCCTGGCCATGTTCCGCCGAAAGTCTGCTGCTGCCGAGCCGGTGAAGGTTGAGGCGAAGCGCTCGGCCAGCTGGCGCGCCATCCTCGCCGCGACGCGCGCCCAGGCTGAGCGGTCCATGTCGGTCGCGTGGCGTGATCAGTATCCCCCCGCCAATGGTGCCGACGGCAAGCCCTGGCTGGCCATGGATGATGCGGGTTATTCCGGCATGGCTGGATACGCGGCGGGCATGTTCGCTGAGGCCGGCCTCGGTTTCCTCGGCTTCCCCAAGCTGGCGGAGTTGACCCAGCGGGCAGAGTACCGCCTCATCTGCGAGGTCCGCGCCGAAGAGATGACGCGCAAGTGGCTGAAGCTGACCTATGCCGGCGACGAGAAAGCCGATGACAAGCTTGAGGCCCTTAACCAAGCCATGGTCGAGTTCAAGCTCAAGGAGATCGCCGCCGAGGCTCTGCTCAAGGAATCGTTCTTCGGCCGGTCGCACATTTACATCGATACAGGCGCGACCGATGATCCGAAGGAACTGAGGACACCGCTTGTCCTGGACGCGAAGAAGGTCAACGAGGGCAAGCTCAAGGGCTTCCGCGTGGTCGAGCCGTTGTGGTGCTATCCCCTCCAGTACGAGGCCAGTGACCCGCTCAAGGACAATTTCTACCGGCCCGAGACATGGACCGTCCAGGGCAAGGAGGTGCACAGGACGCGCCTGCTCACGGTCGTTTCCATGCCGCTTCCGGACATGCTCAAGCCTGCGTATGCATTCGCCGGCCTGTCCATGATCCAGATGGCAAAGCCCTACGTCGACAACTGGATCAGAACCCGGCAGTCGATTTCGGACCTGCTGCACGCGTTCTCGGTCATGGTGCTGGCCACGGACCTGTCCCAGTTGATGCCGGACCCGGACGATGCCTCCGGCCTGCTGCAGCGCATCCAGGGCTTCACCGAACTGCGCGACAACAAGGGCACGTTCGTGCTCAACAAGGAAACGGAGGAACTGACCAACGTTTCCGCCCAGTTGAGCGGGCTGCACGAACTGCAGGCGCAGTCGCAGGAGCAGATGGCGGCGGTCTCCAAAACCCCGTTGGTCAAGCTGTTGGGCATCACCCCATCGGGCCTGAACGCGTCCTCGGACGGAGAAATCCGCGTCTTCTACGACAATATCGCCGCCGCCCAGGAGAAGTTCCTGCGCCCGTTTCTGGACATCATGATCAAGCTGATACAGCTGAACCTGTGGGGCAAGATCGATCCGAACATCGGCTTCGACTTCCTGCCCCTGTACGAGCTCAGCGAGAAGGAAGCGGCCGAGATCCGCAAGTCGGACGCGGACGCCAACTGCGCCTACGTTGACCGCGGCGTCCTCGATCCGGTTGAGGTGCGCCGCAACCTGGCCGCGGCCGAGGACAGTCCGTATGCCGGGCTCGACGTCGAGGATGTGCCTGAACAGCCTGAGGACGATACAGATGGCTTCGAAGACGCGGCCTGATCAGATACTCGGGCCCGTTCGGGCAAACGCCGGCTTCGAGGCGATGTACAGGCTCCGACTGATCGGCCTGGTCGATGCAATGCATGCGGACGTTGCCCGCGCCATCCAGGATCTGTACCGGGCCGACGAGGCGGAGATCGCCGCGGACGCGCCGCCGGCCAAGTCGTTGTCGCGGCTGATGCGGCGCATGACCGTCAAGTGGCTGGCCAGGTTTGACGAGGCGGCGCCCGTGCTCGCCCGCTGGTTCCAGCAGGGCGCGGCCTCACGTTCCGACGCGGCGCTGAAACAGATCCTGCTCAGGTCCGGGTACGCGGTCCCGTTCAAGTTGACGCCGGCCATGCGCGATATCGCTACCGCGGCGGTCGAGCAGAACGTCAGCTTGATCAAGTCCATCGCTCAACAATACCTGACCGAGGTCGAGGGCATGGTCATGCGCTCCGTCGCCACCGGCCGGGATGCGTTCACGCTCTCGCATGAACTGCAGCAGCGTTTCAGCGTGACCAGGAACCGGGCTGCATTCATTGCCCGTGACCAGAACAACAAGGCGACATCGCAGCTGACGCGCGCGCGGCAACTAGACATCGGTATCGAGCACGGCGTGTGGAAACATAGCCTTGGCGGCAATCATCCTCGCGCAAGCCACCTGAAGGCGGACGGGACCGTCTTCGACCTTCGCCGCGGCTGCTTCATCGAGGGCGAGTGGATATTCCCGGGTGAGAAGCCGAATTGCCGCTGCTACTGGACGCCGGTCATTCCCGGCCTGGCGCTGCCGGTGGCGGCCTGAGCCTGCGCGGCCTGACCTCGACCACGCTCTCGACCACGATCCCGTCCTCGACGGTATCCTCGACCACAACCTCGACATCCAGGCCCTTGCCTTCGGTATCAGCGCCGGTGGGCGTTTCTATGCTTTGCATCATGGTGAAGCGCAACGAAATCCTGGCCACGGACCGCAGTGTCCGCTCAAAAGATGCGGACGGACACCTGCGCGTGTCAACCGCCAACATCTCCAAGGCGAACGTCTGCCCCTACTACGGGCGCGAAATCCCCGGCTGGCGTGACCTCGGTCTCGACCCGAACCGGGTGTACATGCTGTACCGCGCACCGGACGAACTGGCGCGGGGCGCGGCCTCCATGGCGGGCAAGCCGCTGCTGTACATCCACAAGGCTATGGATGCCGAAGATCACGACCGAGAGGTCGTCGTCGGCTGTGTCGGTACCGACGTCACCTTCGAGGACCCATACCTCAGGGCCTCGCTCATGATCTGGGACGGGGAGGGCGTCGAGCTTGTCGATAGTGGCAAGCAGAAAGAGCTCAGCCCCGGCTATCGCTACGACCCGGACATGACGCCGGGCGAGGTCACGGCGCCGGGTGTTTCCTTCGGTTTAAAATACGACGGGGTGATGCGCAACATCGCCTTCAACCACCTCGCCCTGGTCGAGGAAGGTCGGACCGGTCCGGATGTCGTGATCGGAGACCATCAGTTGGAGACCGACGACATGTTCAAGCTGAAGCCCCGCAAGTCCGCGCGCGCCAAGGCCCTGATCGCCGCCATGGACGGCAAGCTGACCTCTCAGGCCCAAGTCGATGCGCTCGATGCCGAGCTCGAAAAGATGGACGAGGAAGAGGAAAAGCGCGCCCAGGACGAAGGCGACGATCCCGTTGCGGGCAAGACAGCTGCCGACGAGGACGAGGAAGACGACGACAAGGCGATGGATGCCAAGATCGCCGCCGCCGTCACCTCGGCCGTGGCCGAGCAGTCCAAGAAGACGGAAGACCGGATCAAGGCCGCCGTTGACCAGGCGCTGACCGCCAACGACGCCAAGCATGCGGACATGGACGAAGCCCGTCGCATTGTCCGCCCCATCGTCGGCGATCTGACCCAGGCCGTGGACAGCGCCGCCGATATCTACCGGTTCGCGCTCGACCAGAAGGGCATCGACCACAAGGACGTCAAGGACGTGGCCGCGCTGAAGGTTCTGGTCCAGCACCTGGGCAAGCCGGTGGAAAAGCCGACCCAGGCCGCCGATGCCGCCGCCGCCAAGAATTTCTACGACCGTTTCCCCGACGCCAAGCGCGTGCGGGCTTAAGGAGCGCTACGGATGTCGTTTCCCGCAACCATGAACCAGGACAACGCGCTGGCGATCGAAGGCGATTTCGCCTCGGCAAACCCGCGCTCATCCTTCCCGGCCGGTGAGGGGCAGCTCGTGTCCGGCACCAGCTGCTATGCCGGCCGTTTTGCCTGGGCCGATCCCTCGGGAACGACGCTGAACAGCCAGGGAACGGGCAACGTGCTCGGCTTTGTCGGCCGCCATCAGACCTCGCTCCTGACCACGTTTCTGTCCGAAGCGTCCCTCCAGATCCTGGCCGGCACGGCAGTCACGCCTTACATTGCCGGCGACTTCTGGGTCCGCAACAACGGCACCACGACGTCCGCCGTCGGCAACAAGGCCTATGCTGCGTATGCCTCGGGCTTGGCGTCGTTCGGCCCCACCGGTAACCCGCCGGCGGCCGCATCCGTCACCGGATCCATTGCCGCCAACGCTACCAACACCTTCACCGGATCGATCACCGGCAATATCCTGAACGTGACCGCCTCGGTTGTCGGCACCATCGTCGCCGGGTCCACCCTGTCGGGCACCGGCGTCACCTCGGGCACGACGATTCTCCAACAGCTGACCGGCACGCCCGGCGGCATCGGCACCTATCAGGTCTCGACCCCGCAGACCGTGGCGTCCACCACCATCACCGGCGCCTATGGCGTCCTCACCGTCACCGCAGTCGGTTCTGGCACTCTGGGTGTCGGCGATGTCCTGTCCGGTACGGGAGTGGCCGCCGGCACCATCATCACCCAGCTCGGCACGGGCACAGGCGGCACTGGCACCTACTACGTCAACAACAGCACCGTCGTTTCCTCGACCACGATTTCGGCCACGGCCGCGGTGGAAACGAAGTGGTACGCGATGAGCGTCGGCGCCCCCGGCGAGCTCGTCAAAATCTCCAACCACGCCCCGATGTAAGGACCTCGACGGCCATGTTTGATCCCTCCTTCGATTATAACGACGCCGGCTATCGCCAGGCTTGCCGGGACTGGGGCATCGTCGCCATGCGTGGCATGAGCTTCGACGCGCAACCGCAGACGGTGACGACACCCAACAACGGCATTCCTGCCTGGATGCTGAATTTCACCGACCCGGACGTGCTCAAGATCATGTTCGCGCCGCTTAAGGCCGCCACGATCCTGGGCGACGGCGAGCGCGGCGAGCGCCGTATCGGCAACATGGCCACGCGCACCGCCACATTCCCCGTGGTCGAGCATACGGGCGAAGTCTCCAGCTACGGCGACTTCAACGAGTCCGGCTCGTCGGGCATGAACCCGCAATTCCCGCAGCGCCAGAGCTACAACTTCCAAACCATGGTGCAGTACGGCGCCCTGGAAACGGAGACCATGGCCGAGGCAGACATCAACCTGGTCGGGGAGAAGAAGGCGGCGGCCACCTGGGTCATCGCCAAGTTCCTGAACAAGTCGTATTTCTACGGCATTGCCGGCCTGCAAAACTATGGCCTGCTCAACGACCCGGTCCTGCCCGCCGCCATCCAGCCCGGTGCCAAGGCCTACGGTAGTCAATCGCATGGCCCATGGATCACGGGCGGCATCGTCACGGCCACGCCGAACGAGATCTACACCGACATCATCGCGCTTTTCACCGCGCTGGTCACGCAGACGCAGGGTCGGGTCGAGATCGGCCAGGACGACAAGATCGTTGTCGCCATGCACCCGACCTCGCTGACGGCGCTCACCCAGGCCAATACCTTCGGTGTCAGTGCCTATGACCTGCTGAAGAAGCACTTCCCGAACATCCGCTTCGAGACGGCCGTCCAGTACAACACGACCGGCGGCTACCTGATGCAGATGTGGGTCGAGGAACTAGAGGGTCAGCGCGTCGGCTTCTGCGCCTTCAGCGAAAAGCTGCGCGCGTTCCCGATCATCCAGGGCCATTCGAGCCAGTCGCAGAAGATCGCGGCCGGCACGTTCGGCGCCGTCATCCGTCAGGGCTATCTCTGCGCCCAAATGCTGGGTCTGTAATCCATGGCCAACGAAAAAGTCATCGTCTCCTGCAAGCTGCCACACGGTCTCGTCATCGAGGCGCGCGAAGTCAGCTATTTCACCGGCCCCAACGGCGAGCAGATCCCGACCTACAAGGTCCTGGACAGCGCTCGCCTGCGCGGGTCCGCCGAGGCCCGCCGCATGGAGAGCGACGGCAAGGTCATGGGCGAGGTCCCGCTGGTCGTGGAGGGCTACGGCCTGACCGAGGTCAGCAAGGACCTGTGGGATGCATGGTCCGAGCAGAACAAGGACTCGGCCTTCATCAAAAACAACCTGATCTACGCGTCGCCAAAGATCGATCTGGCCAAGAGCCAGGCGCGCGAGCAGGGTCCTGAGGTCAAATCCGGTCTTGAGCCGCTGGATCCGACCCGGCCGGAAAAGGGTGTCGAGCCCGTGCCGGAGGGCGCGCTGGCGCCGGCCTAATCCATGACCCAGGTCGTTTTCAATTATACCAACTGGGTAGCGGCCTATCCGGAGTTCAGCGGCGTCAGCAGTGGCGCCGCTTCTCTGTATTTTAGCGATGCGACCCTGTTCCTATCCAATGCCGATAACTCGATCGTGCAGGACATCGGCCAGCGGACGTCGCTCCTGTACATGCTGACCGCGCACATCGCCTATCTGCGCCAGCAAGCGGCCAAGGGCAATGCCGGCATCGCCAACCCGATCACGGATGCCCAGCAGGGCAGCGTCAAGGTGAGCGCGGCCGCGCCAGAGCCGGGAACGCCCGCCTGGTACCAACTCAGCACCTACGGGCAGACGTTTTGGCGAGCGACGGTCCGCTTCCGCTCCGGTTTCTACGTGGCGCCGCGGCTGAATGCGGACCAAATGTGGGCGCGCAGGTGGTGACATGGCCGAAGTCAAGGGCGGCGACAAGCTCGAAGCCTATCTCAACGATCTGGCCAAGAACCTGACCGCGAAGGCGGAAGTGCGGGTGGGGTTTATCGATGGCGCCACCTATCCGGACGACGGCAGCGGCAAGCCTGTTCTGGTCGCCATGGTGGCCGCCATCCAGAACGACGGCGCGCCCGGCGCAGGCATTCCCAAGCGGCCGTTCTTCACCGACATGGTCAGGCAGAATAGCCCGACGTGGGGACCGGAACTCGCGCTTGTTCTCAAGGCCAACGGCATGGACGCGGCCAAGTCGCTCGCACTCATGGGCGCGCGCATCCAGGGCCAACTTCAGGACAGCATCCGCGCAGTCCAGGATCCGCCTCTTTCGCCGCTAACCATGGCCGTGCGCAAGTTCCGGCGAGATAATCCGGGCGTGCGCGTAACCGGCTCGCTCATCGGCGAACTGGCGGCGGGTCTCCGCTACCATCCGGATTTCACCGGCGTATCCGCCAAGCCTCTGGTCGATACCGGCTTCATGCTGCGCAGCGTAACCTTTGAGGTGAAATGATGGAACTGAACGCCTTGGTCGCGCCCTTGACGCGAACCGTCAGCCCATCCACGGCGGCGACCCTGCGCGCCAGCACTGGCTACCAGACGGCGGCGGACGGGTCGCGCACACCCGGCTATGCTGCCGACCAGGGCATCACCATAGATGTCCAAGCCCTGACGTCTTCACAGATGACCCATATGGACAGCCTCAACATCCAGGGCACGCTCCGTGCCGTCTGGTCCGACCGGGGGCTGCATGCGGTCGATCGCATTTCCGGCCGCGGCGGCGACATCCTCCTCTTCGATGACGGCGACGGTGCCGCATCATGGCTGGTCGTGCACATGATCGAGACCTGGAACGGCGCCTGGTGTCATGTGGTCGTGCAAAAGCAGGTGCAGCCATGATACCAGTCCCCGCCCAGACGGACATATTCACAGCCTTGCGGGCCATCCTGCTGACTATCGTTCCTTCGGGAACGGAGGTCGTGCAGGGACAGGACAACCGCGTTCCCGCCCCGACCTCGACCAATTATGTGGTCATGACTGACGCCAACCGGACCAGGCTCAGCACCAACACCGAGGACTGGGACCGCGTCGGCACGAACCCAACGGTCGTGACCACGAGCATGGCCGCCGGCATCGACATCGACCTGGATGTGCACGGTCCCGCCTCGGCCGACATTGCCGTCGCCATCGCCCAGACATGGCGCAGCGCCTACGCGGTCCAGTTCATGGCCGAGGGAGGCTACGCGATCACGCCTCAGTACGCGAGCGAGCCACGGCAGAGCGTATTCATCAACGGCGAGGACCAGTACGAGCGCCGATGGATCGTGACCGTCACCGCCCAGGCCGCATCCAGCCTGGACGTGCCTGCCCAATTCTCGACCGGCATAGCCTCCACGGTCGAGCCGCCTGCGGACGCGCGCTAGTTTCCTTCGGTTTAAACCGCCGCCGTCGCTGCTCATGATCCGGCCAATGCGCGCGCCATCAGAGACCGGTCATGAACCCTTCCATCCCCGCCAGTGAAGTCGTCAATGTCGTGCCGGGCGTCGTCTCGGCCGGGGGTAACGGCCTGGACCTGTCCGGCCTGTTCCTGACCTCATCGACCCGCATCCCGCTCGGCGCGGTGCTGAAGTTCAGCGGCTCCAATCTGCCTGGCGATGTCGCGACATATTTCGGCACCGGATCACCGGAGGCCTTGCGCGCCGCCACCTATGTGGCGAGCTTTGACGGATCCGACATCAAGCCGGGCGCGCTCCTGTTCACCCAGTACAATACGGCCCCCGTCGCGGGCTACGTGCGCGGGGGCGCTGGCCTGACCCTGGCTCAGGTCCAGGCGATTACGACCGGGACGCTGACCATCACGGCCGACGGCACGTCCAAGACCTCGTCCGCGCTCAACCTGTCCGCGGCCACATCCTTTTCCAACGCCGCCAGCCTGATCCTGGCCGCGTTTACCTCGCCGGGCTTCACCATCACATGGGACAGTATTGCGCAAGCCTTCGTCGTCACGTCCGCCACAACGGACGCGAGCTCGACCATTGCGGTCACAACCGGTTCGGTGGCAACCACGCTGCTGCTGACGGCCGCGACCGGGGCGGTCACTTCGCCGGGCGCGGTCGCGGCCACGCCGGCCACTTTCATGAACACGGTCCTCACCCAGACGCAGGACTTTGCCTCCTTCGCCGCCATCACCGAACTGTCGAACAACGACGCGCTCGCGCTCGCCGGCTGGAACAGCGCCCAGGGCAATCGCTTCGCCTTCATCAACTGGGACACGGACGCGAACAACACGGTCAACGGCTCGACCTCGACCTTCGCCTATCTCCTGTCGCAAACCACCTACAGCGGGACCTCGGTTGTGTACGCGCCCGTCAATGGCGCCGACGCGGCTGCGTTCATGATGGGCTATGGCGCCAGCCTCGACTTCAGCCTCGCCAACGGGCGCGCCGACATCTGCGACCGCACCCAGACTGGTCTTGCCGCGGATGTCACCTCCCAGGCCGCCTACGACGTGCTCATGGCGGCGAAGGTCAACTGTATTGCCGCCTTCGGGACCGCGAACGCGCAATTCATTTTCTTCCGTCGCGGCTTCGTCTCAGGCCCGTTCCTGTGGCTGGACAGTTATTTCAACCAGATCTGGCTGAACAACGCCCTCCAGCTCGCGGGCATGAACCTGCTCAGCCAGGTCAAGAACATCCCCTACACGGCCAGGGGCGATGCAATCATCAACGAGGGCCTGGGCGGTCCCATTGCCGACGCGGTCAACTTCGGCGCCATCCAGCCAGGCGTGGCCCTGTCCACCAGTCAGATCACGCAGATCAACAACTCGGCCGGCAAGAACATCGCCAGCCTGATCCAGAACCGGGGATGGTATCTCCAGATCGTGGCCGCGACGGCACCCGACCGCGCCGCCCGCAATCCCCGTCAGGTCAAGCTCTGGTATGCCGACGGTCAGAGCGTGCAGGGCCTCAACATCAATAGCCTGGAGGTCCAGTAATGGCCATTTTGGACACAACCTCCGCGGATGCGCAGTTGATCCTGACCGCGGACGGCCTGTACGCGGCCGTCGCCATCGAAGGCTTCATGCCGGATGCGATGTGGTCATCGGATGCGATCGATACGGCCGAAACCGGTGTCGGCGCCGACGGCATCATGTACGCCGGCTGGGTTCCGGCCTTGGTGCCGTATACGATCTCGCTTCAGGCCGGTTCGCCCAGCCATGACATTTTCGAGGGCATCGACCAGTACGAGACCAGCTACCGGACAAAGGTCAGCCTGTCCATGTCGCTGTGGCTGCCCTCGGCTCAGCGCGTGTACACGTTCCGTGACGGTGTCCTCAAGAACCTGAAGAAGCTGCCCGACGGCGGTAAGATCCTGCAAGGGCGCAGCTACGTCACCAACTGGGCATCCAAGAACGTGACCTTCGCGCCGGTGTAGCATGCGGAAGACGATCCAATTCACTATTCCTGACGAGCCGCCCTTCGAGCGTGACAAGGGAAAGGTCTTTGAAATCACAGAAATGGACGCCGAAGCAGCTGAGGCCTGGGCATATCGCGCCCTTTCGGCCATGGCGCGCAGCGACGTCAACCTGCCGCCGGAAGCGGTTCAAGCCGGCTGGGGTGCCGTTGCTCTGCTGGGCCTACGTGCAGTGCTGAGCGCTGAATATGCGGAGGTCGCCCCCCTGCTGACTGAGATGATGGCCTGCGTCAAGATTGTTATGCCGAAAGCTACCCGTGCCTTGGTTAAAGGCGACATCGAAGAGGTCCCGACCTTGGCACTCCTTCGTGACGAGGTGTTCAAGCTACACGCAAATTTTTCCTTACGCGAAAGGCTTTTCGAGGTCGGGAAGACTTCGACCAAGGCCCCCGTTCGGAGCAGGCGGCGCGGCTCATAGGCCATGCCAACCTGAGCCCGCGAGTGGCCATGGTTGCGACCGCCCGGTTGGCGACGCTGGCGGAATTGCAAAGCGTCTACTCGGTGGCCGACCTCTACAACCTGGTCGAGGTTGCCATGGTTGAAAACTACAACAAGGCCGTCGCGGCCAAGGCGGACTAAATGCCCGGCATTATCGACTCTCTATTCGTCGCGCTAAAGCTTGACCCAGACAACTTCTTGACGGGCAAGAAATCGGTCCTGCGCGAGAGCGCGGACATGAAGGCGCAGCTTAAGAAGGACGCCGACGAGAGCGAGGCGCACGCGCGCCGCACGACGCAGGCATGGAGTCCGGAGGCGATCAAGCGGCAGAAGGCGGCCAAGGCCCAGGCCGAGGCGGACGAGAAGGCACGCAAAGAGCGTGAACGCGCCGACCGCGAGCAGATCGAGCGCAACAAGAAGGTTAGTGAAAGCTGGGCCGACATCGGCAAGGCTGCCCTGACCACGATGGCCATCATCATCAGCGCCAAGGGAATTGCCGATTATGTGGCGAACACCTCCCGGCAGATGGCGCAATTGAAGGTGGCCGCCGATAACGCCGGCTTGTCCGTGCGGGATCTGTTCACCATGGGCGAGGTCGTTCGTGCCAACGGTGGCGATTCCAAGGCCGCGCAGGCGTCCATGACGGGTATGGCGGCAACGCTTCAGGGATGGCGCAGCGGCATGGCCATTCCGGACAAGAATTTCATGTTCGCGTTCAGTTCCATCGGCGGCGATCTCGCGAAGGACACGCCCTTGAGCCTGTTCCAAAAGTTCGCGAACTGGTCGACGGGGAAGAGCAATCAGCGTGTGACCCAGCTTGGGCAGATGCTCGGTTTTGACGAGGGGTCGATCGCGGAGGCGCGCAAGGGCGGCCGCGCCGTGGCCGGGGATATCGGCAAGATGTCTCAATATGCGCCAACCGATGCGGACGCAAAAGCTTTGGCCGACGTCAACGCCGCCCTCGTGGTCCTGGCGGACGGCGCCGAAAAGGCTGGCCGGGATTTGGTGAGAGAGTTTGCGCCCGATATAGAGCGCGCGGCAAAGGCGATTGCCAAGATGATGGATGCGATGGAGCCGTTTCTCCGCCTCGCGTCCAAGCTCCCGCTCGGCATCCTTCGCGCCGGCACGCACGTATCCGAGGATGTCAGCAAAGGCGATTGGGGCGCCGCCGCCAAAGACTGGCTGGGCACTCTGCCGCCCGTGCGAATTGGGTCCGCCATCCTGCATGCGCTCTCGAAAAAGGGCCGCGGCACGGGCGGTGCGGGGGGCGCGCCCGCCGTTTCCAATGCGGATGCCGACGCGGCATTCGGCGCGCTCATCCACCGTGAAAGCAACGGCCAGCAGTTCACGGGTGGCCGCGTGACCACGTCGACCAAGGGCGCTATCGGCATCGCCCAGATCATGCCCGGCACTGGACCTATCGCAGCCAAGCTTGCCGGCCTGCAATGGGACCCGGGCCGATACCTGAATGACGCCGCCTATAATCTCGCCCTGGGCAAAGCCTACTTCCGCCACCTCATGCAGAAATTCGGCGGCAACGTCGAGCAGGCTTGGGCTGCGTATAACTGGGGGCCGGGCCATGTGGCCAAGGCGGTGCAGAAGTATGGTACGGACTGGTTGCAGCATACGCCTCTGGAGACGCGCAACTACGTCGCCGCCAACGAGCGATATCTTTCCGGCCAAGGCGGGGGAACACAGATCCATGTCGATCACATGGAAGTGCACAGCCGTGCCGCCGACGCCGCCGGCATCGCCTCTGACATTCGCAAGCACCTGACCAACACAGCCCTGGTCGGTCAGGCTAATTCGGGGCTTCGCTGATGCCGGGCCCATACAATGTTCCCGACGCACCGGGCGTTCCACCCGTAAACCGGGCCGCAGACCAGCCGACAACGGTCGTGGTCAAGAGATCGACGGTGAACGCGCTCAAAATCGGGCGCTGGGGCATCTTCGACCAGACGGGAAAGACCGAAATCCTGGCCACGGGCGCGAGCTCCGAGGCCGCGGCCATCGATAGCTGCGTCTCCGTCGGCTTCGACGGTGAGGTGGACATTCCCGACTATCCGCTTGAGGGCGGATCGTTCGAGACCTACAACAAGGTCGATCGGCCATTCATCGTTGTCGCGCGCCTGGCCAAGAGCGGCGCCGCCGACCAGATCGCCGCCTTCGAGAAGACGTTGATCCAGTTGAAGGGTGGTCTGGACCCACTGACGGTGCTCACGCCCGAATACGCCCACGTCAACGTCAACGTGGTCAAGGTCTCGTTCCGGCGCTCGGCCGAGGCTGGTGCGAACATGATCGTCGCCGACGTCACGCTCAAGCAGATGCGCCTGGCCACGCCGCCGGAGTTCAGCAACACGGCCGCGCCGGCCGGCGCAACCCCGGTCGACAGTGGCAATGTGCAGGCTAGACCGCCCACGACGGCCGAGCAAAAGGCGATTGCCGACTACCAGGCCAACCCAGACTATCCGGGGGTGGGCTGATGCTGGTTGTTCCTGTTCCCGCCAAACCCGCGCAGACGCTGACGACACAGCTTGGCGGTCAAAACGTCGGCCTCACCCTGCGCCAAAAAAGCACCGGCCTGTACGCGGACGTCTACGTCAATTCCGTCCTGATCAGGGGGGGTGTGATCTGCCGAAATGGCGCACGCCTCATCCAGGACGCGTATCTCGGCTTCGTCGGCGATCTGGCCTTCATCGACACACTCGGGACCGATGATCCGTACTGGACCGGCCTGGGCTCGCGCTGGACGCTCCTGTACCTGGAGGCGTCCGACCTATGAGCCTTGTCCGGCGCAGGATAGATCTGACATTCATCCTCGGCCAAGGCGATTTCGGCGAGGGTGGCTTCGACATGGTCAAGGTGTCGGGCCTGAAGGTGCATGCGTCCATTGTCAAAGCGGGTGCGCAGAGCGGCGACCAGGGATCTATCCAAGTCTTCGGGCTGCGCAAGGACCTGCTAAACAAGCTTAGCCGTCTCGGCCGCCCGCTTGACCAGATGCGGAACAATGCGGTCGTAGTCGAGGCTGGCGACGACGTCAGCGGCATGAGCCAGGTCTTTGCTGGCGACATGATTGATGCCTATGCCGATCTGGATAATGCGCCTGACGCCGTTCTGAATATCACTGCGATCACGGGCGCCTTAGCCGCATGCAAGCCAATTCCACCGAGCAGTTTTCCGGGCCCGGCAGCGCCAGAAATCATAGCCGCTCGATTGGCCGAACAGATGGGATTTGCATTTGTCAATGAGGGCGTATCCGGATCTGTTATTACGGACAGCTATTTCCCTGGTACGGCAAAAGCTCAACTGGAAGCGCTTGCCGAAGCTGCCCATTTCGACAAATGCATAGACGCGGGCCCAAACGGTGGCGCTGGCGATAACCAGCAGGTCCTGACCATATGGCCCAAGGGCGCCAAGCGTGGAGATGGCCCCGCCGTTGGCCCCACGACCGGCCTTGTCGGCTATCCGCGCTATGCCGATGTCGGTGTTGCCATCCGCAGCCTGTACAAGCCCGGCTTCCTTCTCGGGATGCAGATCCAGCTGGATACCGACATCGAGGCGGCGAGGGGGGCGTGGAACCTGATCTCGGTTGTCTACAGCCTGCAAAGCGAGACCCCGCGCGGCGACTGGTTTGCGGACATGCTTGCGACGAGGCCGTCCAGTGTCAAATGATGGTTACGCCGGCCTTGCCGATCCGCAGAGCGCCGTCGGCGACTTCAACCGGCAATCGTTCCTGATCGCGTCCATGATCGGGCGCATGGCCACCGTCGCCCTGGTCAAGGTCGTGGCCGTGAACGCGGACGCGGGAACGGTCAATGTCCAGCCCATGGTGGCGCAGATCGATGGTGCCGGCAATGGAACCCCACACGGCATCATCGCCAACCTGCCGTACTTCCGCCTCCAGGGCGGCGTCTCCGCGGTCAAGCTGACGCCCGTCGTCGGTGACATCGGCGCCGCCCTGTTCTGCTCCAGGGACATTTCCAAGGTCAAGGCGACGAAGGCGCCAGCATTGCCGGGCTCGCGCCGCGCCTACGATTGGGCGGACGGTCTCTACATCGGCGGCTGGCTGAACGGAGTGCCAACCGAACTGGTCGAGTTCATGAACCCTGGCATTAAGCTGACCTCGACCACACAGGTGATCATCGACGCGCCGGACGCATCCACGACCGGAGATTTTTCCATCGGCGGAAACCTTTCGGTATCAGGCGATGCCAACCTTCAACAGGATGCGACCATAACAGGCAAGGTCAAGGCTGGATCCGGCGACATCGGCGGATTGGGAACGCAGGCGGTCAAGCTTGCCGATAATTCGTCCGCGACCGCACTGAAGGCGAAATAGCGGTGAAGACGCTTCTCCTCGACACAAAGACATGGGACCTGGTCCTGGATACGGCCGGCAACATCGCGGTCGCGTCCGATCCGTATTCTATCCAGCAGGACGTGTGCTCAGCCGTTCGCACTTTCCTGGGCGAGGTCTGGTACGACCAGGCGGACGGCGTCGACTATGACCACATTCTTGGCCGATCGCCGACGCTGCAGTTCCTGCAAAGCCAAATCGAGGCCGCGGCCCTGACCGTGCCGGATGTGGTGTCCGCGACGGTCGTCATCACCGGCCTGAGCGGGCGCGACGTGACCGGCCAGGTGCAGTTCTCCTACTCGGTCGCGGATACGGCGACCGGGGCCGTCACGGTCCAGACGGCGACCATTACCTTCATCGGCGACAACACCAAGGCCATCACCTTCCTTGGCACCAACGGCCTGCAACTCGATTTCGTGGGGGCCGTATGACGTCGGTACCGAAAATCACCCTTGGCCCCACCGGCTTTATCGCACCGGCAGAGGCTGATATCCTGGCCGGCGCCCAGACCGATATCTCGGCCGCGTTCGGCGGCGGCCTGAATATGAGCGCCAAGACGCCGCAGGGGCAGTTGGCAGTGACCTGGGCGGCTGCGACCGGCGACAAGAACGACGAGGTCCTTGCCACCGTCAACGGTTTCGATCCGGCCTTGTCGAGCGGGCGCATGCAGGATGCGATCGGGCGCATCTATTTCCTCGAGCGCATCCCCGCGGCCCCCACCGTGGTTGTCGCCACCTGCACGGGGCGTGCAAGCGTGGTCATTCCCGTCGGCGCCCTGGCGAAGGCCAGCGATGGCAACCTCTACGCCTGCGTCAGCGCTGTCACCATCCCCGGCGGTGGCAGCGTCCAGGCCACGTTCCAATGCGCCCGAACCGGGCCGATCGCATGCCCGGCTGGTTCCCTGACGACGATCACGCAGGCGATTGATGGCTGGGATACGATCACGAACGCTGCCGACGGCACGCTCGGCAACAACGTCGAAACCGCCGCCGCGTTCGAGGCCCGGCGGCAACAGTCGGTCGCCATCAATGCGAACGGGATCGTTCCCGCCATTCAGGGCAAGGTCCTTGCGGTTGCGAACGTGCTCGATGCCTACACGGTCGAAAACCCTGTCGGGTCACCCCAAGTGATAGGCGGCGTAACCGTCGGCGCCAACTCGATCTTCGTTTCCGTGACGGGCGGCTCCGACGCGGATGTTGCCGCCGCCATCTGGTCGAAGAAGGCGCCGGGTTGCGCCTACACGGGCACGACCACGGTCACGGTCCAGGACAGCAATTCCGGCTATGTCGATCCGCTGCCGAGCTATCAGGTCAAGTTCACGCGCACGACCGAATTGCCAATCAAGATCGCCGTCTCGGTCAAGAACTCTGCCTCGGTCCCGTCCGACTACATCGCTCAGGTGCAGGCCGCGCTGATCAACGCGTTCGCGGGCGGTGACGGTGGCCCCAGGGCACGCATCGGCGCTCTCCTCCTGGCCCTGCGCTACTTCTCTCCCATCGCCTCGCTTGGCGCCTGGGCTCAGGTCGTGTCCATCCAGATCGGGACCGTGACCGCCAATGCGAATGAGGTCCAGGTCAATATCGATCAGCAGCCCAGCCTGTCCACGTCCGACATCAGCGTGAGCCTGGTCTGATGCTGGATGTCGGCCAAACCATCCTGAGCCAGTTCGCGAACTCGCCCTCGCTGGCGGCATTACTTGAGGCGGTCAACGCCTACCTGGACCCGCGCGCCGACTTCCAGCTGTTCTACGATGCGGTCATGAACATAGACACCGCCCAGGGCTACGGTCTCGACGTGTGGGGACGGATCGTCGGCATCGGCCGCGTTGTCCAGGTTTCGGTTACACCCCTCAGTTTCGGTTTCGCCGAGGCGGGCAAGTTCAATGCGATCGGCTTCGAGGAATCCGTTTCTGGCGGTGCCGGCGGCTTCTGGGATGGGTCATCGGCGCTGACGCAGCCGTTCTCGCTCCTGGACGCGGATTACCGCCGCCTTCTACTGGCTAAGGCCTTGTTCAACATCACCGACTGCTCGATCCCAGCCATCAATCAGATACTACTCAACCTGTTCCCCGGACGCGGGAATTGCTGGGTCGAGGACGGTCAGGACATGACCATGACCTACAGGTTTTCCTTCGGTTTAACGAGCCTGGAGAACGCCATACTTTCGCAAACGGGCGTGCTGCCCAAGCCCACGGGCGTGTTGGCGACAGTCATTTCGGCGTAAAATGCAACTCTCTGATCTCCCGTCGCGGATATCGCTGCCTTTCGCGGCCAACGCGAGCGCGAGCTTCATCCGCGCCATTCCGAATACGACCGCCACCTTTGGCGAAGCCAGCTTCGACCAAGGCTTCCCACAAGAGTGCTTCATCGGTGGCGAGGCCGGCGGCGTGCTCCCGGCGGGCAAAGACTTCAACGGCATCCTCAACATCATCACCGCCTGGGCTCGCTGGACCGGGGCGGGGGGTGCGGTCGTCTTCAACAGCGCTTTTGCCACGGCCATCGGTGGATATCCCAAAGGCTCGATCCTGCTCTCGACCAACGGCGTCACGCGCTGGCGCTCGACCGCGGACAACAACACGACCGATCCTGATGGCGGCTCCCCGGCCAATTGGGTTGTCGAGGGCGCTCCGGTCATAACGACCAATTCGAACGGTAGATGTGTCACGTGGCCCGGCGGCTGGTCACGTCAGACCGGTGTTGCCTCTGCTGTCGGCACCGACGCTTCGGCCGCGATCACATTCCCGAAGACGTTTCTGTCAGCGCCGGCCATATCCGATTGCGGGACCTCGATCCACGTCACCAGCCCGAACATGGGCACTGACGACAACGTGTCCCTGATTTCCGGATCGATCACGACCTCGGGCATGTCGGTCTGCAACAATAAGATCAACGGCGGCGCCGTCGTGGACGTCATGTGGTGGGCGGAAGGCATGGTCCAATGGCCCTAGCCACGTTTGCCGACAAGGGTGGCCAACAGGTCACAGCCCAGGCGCTGGACAGCAACTTCGCCACGCTGCAGAACGAGGTCAATGCGGCGACGCAGGCCGCGCAAGCGGCGGCGTCCGGGCAGAACTGGAAATCCGACGTCGTCGCTGCCTCGACCGCCAACATCAACATCGCCTCTGCCCTGGTCAACGGCGCGGTCGTTGATGGCGTCACGCTCGCCACCGGTAACCGGGTCCTGCTCATCGCGCAGACGGATGCGACCCAGAACGGCATCTATGTCGTCGCCGCCTCCGGCGCGGCCTCGCGCTCGACGGACGCGAACACATCTGCCCTGATCACGGGCACGCTCGTGTTTGTTGCCGGCGGGACGGCCAACGGCAATAAGCAATTCGCGTTGACCACGCCGGCGCCGATCTCGCTCGGCACGACTGCGCTGACGTTCACGGCCGTGATCGACCAGGGCGCGGTGAACGCGTCGGCCGTCCAGCCGCTTGTGACGGAGGCGCAAGGATACGCGAATGATGCGGCGGCGAGTGCTACTGCATTCAACAATTTGTTCGATCAGACCTCTCTTCGCTATGTGTTTGGCAAGAAAATGTTGGCGACGGTCGCAGATGTGAACCGTGAAATGGGTCTTGGTCTGGCCGAGGACGGCTTTTTTTATGCCAAACATGCTATCCAGGTTGGAGCGGTTGCAAACGGCCTGACCTTCACACGCAGCACCCTTACAGGCTTCTATTCAATCCAGCTGGGATCGGTGCAGGGCCAACTGCCGCTTGGTTCGGCGGGCGATATGATCGATACGACCGAGCTTCGCTACTACGCCGGAAAGGCGGTGGCGTGGGATGTCAGAGACGTCAATGGTCGGGCGTCGATCATCAACACCATAGACGGCGACGTCTATATCCCGAACCTTGTGCTTGGCGCCAATCAGACCAATAACCTGGACAAGGCCCTGGATACGACCTCGTGGCTATTCAGTTCAGCAAAGGTCGGTTCGGCCTGGCAAATCTTCCGGACGTCGAAGTCCTCGTGGGGTCAGCCTGTCCAGACCACGTTCACGGGTAACAACCTGAACCCGGTGATAAGCGCCGATGGCGCCAACATCATCTATTCATCGGACAGGCTGGGTGGTCGAGATCTATTTTACCAGCCTACCGGCGGCCTTGTGAATGGGAAAGATCATCCGGTTTTCCCCACGACCGGCGCCTTCTATTGTCTTGGTGATAGCCTCACCCAGGGCGGCGAAGGAAACAGTGGCGCCGGAGCCTATCCAGTGTATCTCGCATCACTGCTGGGGCGAACGGCAACGAACGCGGGTATTGGTGGCCAAAAGTCCACGCAGATAGCGATGCGGTACGGGGCGGTATCTTGTTGGCTCACGTTCGGCGGATCTTCGGTCACCACAGGCGCCAATAGTGTCGCCGATATCGGATCGACATCATCCAACGGAATACCGGTTGGAGCGTGGCCCGGGAACGTTGATCCAGACTACCGGCTTCTTTCGACCGCGGCCAGCTCTGGAAACTTCAGCTGCACTGGAACGCTGATAAGCGGTGCAACATCGGTTCACGGCATCCTGGCACGCAGTGTCACCGGAGGAACGACCGAGGTCTATAGCTTCACCCCGGATGCCGGCGCGTCAGGCCTACCCCTGTCGGTCAGTGGGGCGGTGCAGTTTCTCGTCGACACATTCGGATATGATGACGAACTGGCGGTCTTCTGGCTAGGGCGCAACAACTACACCCAGACCGCACAAGTCACATCCGACGTAAATGCCTGCGCCGCATGGTTTAAGCCGCTGGCCAAGCGCTTCGTGGTCATGGGTGTTCTCATCGGCCGGTATTCTTCCGAGGCGTCAGGGCAAGCGAACTATACCACCATCACCGGGTACAACAGTTCGCTCTACAGCGCCTACCCAAACAATTCTGTTGATCCCAACGCAGCACTGCTGGCCGCAGCGAACATGTCCGATCCTTTGGACGCCTATCTGCATGGCCTCGGTCAGCCCCCTGCATCGCTGGCGGCTGTGACGACAGGTAGCTCCTTCAGCGCGAACGTTGCTACCGGCGATACGAGCTTCCCTTGGTCGGGATCAGCATCGGTCTATGGCGGCGCAATTCTCCGGATTGGGACAGGCGAGGCCATTTACATCAACTCCGTCTCGGGCAGCACGGTTACGTCCTGCGTCCGTGGCTTCGGTGGAACCACGGCGGCAGCATACACATCGGGTCAGGCGTTTAATGTTCTCGACCCCATCCACCTAAACGGCTCAGGTTATAACGTCATAGCCACGGCATTATACAACTTTATTTCCGGAAAGAACTGGTAATGACAATAACTGTCACACAAAAGCTTTCATCAGCTTTCACGGATACGTCGCTTCCGAAGCTTTATCGTGATCCTATTCTTACAGCAGGGTCATTGTTTTTGTTCGACGCTCTCAATAGCTATTCGAACCCAAACGCAGATGGGAATATCGCGAATGGAGCGACCTTTGCTAATCTCATTGATGGTGCGCCGGGCGCTACGGCAAACCTGCTCGGATCACATTTCCAGAACCTCACCGGAAAGGCGGGCATCTATTCCGATGGTGCCGGCGGTGGCAGCGCGATCGGAATGGGTGCCAGCACGTACGATCTCTCGGCGTCGAACCACGAATTTTGGGCTTGGGTCTGGTTCAAGCTGCCGTCGACCGGGTTCACGACCAGCAATTACCAGTCTCCGTTCTTTTATTCGACCAGCAATGCGAACACGTCGCAGTGGTGGTTTGATCTTGGCGTTGGTGGTGTTCAACCCAGGTTCTCCATAGGTGAGGGCGGTACGTCCGCCATGACGCTGACCAGTCCGAGCAATATCACGCCCGGCTCCATCTACATGCTTGCCGGACATTGGAAAGCGGGCGCGCTGATGGAAATGTACCTGAACGGGTCGCTGAACAATTCGAACTCATCAGGAATTCCCTCGTCACTGCAGGCCGGAAGCACGGCGCAGCCATCCATCACCGACAATGTCACCGGGACAATTTACCGATGGGGGCTTGAGGACCTTACCGTATCGGGGGCCTCGGCCGCTGCGCAAGCATCCGCCGAATACAACGCCAATCATACCCGCTTCATTTGAGATTAATCATGGTTCGCAAGCTTCTCCTTATCGCCTCGGCATACCTCTTGACCGGGGGCGTGGCGCATGCTCAGGCGCAATTTCCTGCTGCCGCCCAGAACACGCGCGGACAAATGGTCGACACCGTTCCCGAAGCGGCCATTTGCACGGGGGGTGTACCTTGTCCGGCGGGGACGCCTTCCAGCCCGACTTACACGACATCAACGGTTGGGTCCGGAGTGACCGGTCAGGTCAAGATTGCCACGACCGGCACGGCCGTTCAATTCAATGCTAGCGTGACGACCCTGATCAATGGTCTCACCTATTGCGCGGCGACAACCAATACGGCGGCCATGACGGTCGGCTGGTCATCCAGCCTTACCGCGACCGCAGACGGTACGGGCAACGGCGAAGTTCTTCAACCGGGCCAGTGTGGCGCCAAAGCATCTGTCAGCCCGACCAACCTCTATGCGAACGGCACGGCCGGAAACTGGCTTTCTTACGGAGGGAACTGAGATGAAGCGCATCCTTCTTGCCTTCTTGATGCTTGCGTCTCTGCTTACGGCTGCACCATCTTTCGCCGGTCCACCGCCGATCCCTCCAGGGGCGCCAACAATCGCGGGGACAACTTCTCAAATCCAGGCCCCACAGGGCCTGAACATGTGGGGCGATAGTCTCACAGCCGGAAATCAGGACGGCTCCAATATCACGATTGCAACGACCCTTTCGCCCCTTATGGGTGTGCCGGTCTACAATTGGGGTATCGGTGGCCAGGTCTCGACGCAAATCATGATGCGCGGCGGTTTCATGCCGACAACGGTTACGCTGTCGAGCAACTCCATGCTGACGTCATTCCTGACACAATCGACAGTGACGGCCTTGGGTGGCGTTGCCCTGGCAGGGACGGCTACGACCGAAAGCCCCGACTATCGCCTATATTCCACGCCGGCGGGCAATGTCGGAGGGACGCTCTATCAGGGATTCGGCTCGCTCTGCGGCGTCTACGGCATGCTGACGCGATATCAGGGCGGCTTAAGCGGCGGTCCTCCGTCAACCACGGAAGCCTATCGCTGGTACAGCTATTACGCCCCGTCGAATTTCTCCAATCCGATCACGTGTGCGGCCGGTTCGATCTTCACACCGGACACGTCAAAACTGATGGGGATGCCGGCGATCGTATGGCCTGGCCGGAACAATTATACCCAAGTCGCACAGGTCGAGAGCGATATAGCGGCTTTCGTGGCGGCCGAAAATAACATCGGAAACCCAAATTATCTGATCATGGGGGTGATCAACGGCGAGTATTCCGGGGAGGTTTCAGGCCAAACCGGCTACAACCAGATCACATCGATCAACAGCAATTCGGCATCGCTCTATCCGGGGCACTTCTGGGACGTCCGTCATTGGTTGGTCACGCAGGCCAGCGCCGGAAATATCATGGACCAACAGGATGTCGCCAATGATATCGTGCCTTATACCATGCGGGCGGTCATCGGCTCCGGCACGCTGTCTGGCGCTCTCGGTACAACTGGTTGTCCGGCCCTCTCCGCGGCGGCGAGCACGGGGACGTATCATATCGACAGCGAGTATATTATCGCTACGGCGGCGTCCGGCAATAACGTTACCGCCTGTTCTCGCGGGCAGGGCGTCGGTGGCGTCGCGGCGTCGCATAGCGCTGGGGCCGCTTATACCGTGGTGGACAATATCCATCTATCTGGCACTACGGATGCGGCGATCGCCAATTACATCTACGCCAACTACAAAACCCTTTTGACGCCCGCGCCCACCACCTTCGCAACGCCGAACAATATCGGCGGCTATTTGGCTGGCACGCCAAGCGTTGGCGTCAAGGGCGCCGGAACAACACTCCACGGCACGGTGTCCATCGATGGCAACACGGTCTATGCCCCTAATTTCGGCATCCTGTCGACGGACGGTAATGGCAACCCCATTCAGGTACTGCGCACGGTCGGCGCACAAGTCTACATGGGAGGCTCCTTCATTCAACAACTAAGCTTCGGCACGGGTGGTGTCGGCGGTATTTCGGCGCAAACCAGTGCCAATAATGGTCTTTGGATCATGACCCATGGCATGGCATTAACTGGGTACGCCTATTCGCAGCCAGCCACGGGCGGCACAGTCACGGTTGCTGATACTTCCGACTATGCAATTGTCGATCCGTCTGGAACGCTTGCCACGCTGACGCTGACGCTTCCGACGTGTTCGAGCGCCTATGACGGAAAACTGGTCGGAGCAACCTTCACGCAGGCGATCACGTCGCTGACCGTGAGCGCGACCGCCGGTACGGTTACCGGCGCACCGTCCTCAGCCTCCGCCAACACCTCCCTGAAGTGGGTTTGCCGAGGATCGAACTCGACCTACTACGTCCGATAGTGTCGAGTTTCCCATTGGCGCCAAGATAGGCGGAAACCTTTCGGTATCAGCGGCATTCCAACGCGCAGATGCTTGCCGAAACCATGGAGACCGTCATGTCCAGTCTGAACCTCAACTTCGTCTACTCGCTCCTGACCAACCTGGAGCAATCTGCCCTGAAATCCACCGATGCCCGCGTCCAGGCCTTCGGCGCGTCCATGTCGAACACGCTGACCGCCTTCAAGGACGCCGTCCCCGGCCTGGCGGTCGCCTTCACCAATGCCGCCATCGCCGAAGCCGCCAAGGCCGAACCGGTCCTGAGCGTCCTGATCCCGGCGGAAGCCCTGATCGACCCGGCCGTGTCGGGCTTCGCGTCCATGTTCGAGAACATGCTGCTGGGCACGCCGTCGACGCCGGCCGCTCCCGCTGCGGAGAACGGCGCCCCCCAGCCCCAGCCGGAGTAATCCGGCTTCCTGTCTCAACCGTGTCGCTGGTTGCCATGGCCGCCAAGGCCATCGCCAGCGGCACAGGTGCCCACGCCGTCGCTCCACACCACAAGGGCCTGATCGCAGGCTTGGCCATGTCGTGGAGCCTGATCAGCGATGCGGTGTTGACCGCGCTGCATCTCAAGGGGAAATCGCAATGACCGAACTCGAACGCCTCCAGGCGGAAAATGCCGAAATGCGTCAGTTGCTCAAGCTGGCGGAGAAGAAGCTTCGCGCGGCCGCCTTTCGTGAGCGCGTGCTCAAACGCATGGAGGAAGGCAATCGACGCCTGGAGGAATATGAGCGCAATCGCCCACTGCGCGTCTATTTCGGCGCTGGAGACACCGTCGATTCCATCAACCACGTCGCCCATTAGGAGGTTTCCGAAATGAGGGAATATCTTTCCGCGCATACGCCGGCCGACGAACGGCCCTATCCGCAGTTCGTCAACTTCTCCGTAGAGGGCGACGAAGTCGTGATCTCCGTCCGCGCCAAGCAGACCGAGGTCGACGGCGTCCGCATCTGTGGCCAAACCTGCCAGCCTGGTGGCTTTGGCTGCAATAACTATTGCAACATGGCGCCCGACAAAGGTCCCATGGCGGACAAGCCTGAAGACTTCACCCATCACAACGTCGGCGCCCAGGCGGAAATGCGCCTCCCGCGCGAGACCGCTATCCAGATCATGGGTGAAGCGCTCGCCAAATTGATGGGTGAGAAGTGATATGCCTCTCCGCGACATTCTGATCCAAGAAGAGGGCTGGGAAACCAAGACCTATCCCGATCAGGACGGCAACCACACTTGGGGTGTGGGCCATCTTGATCCGCACTCACCCATCGGCGAAGTCCACACCGATGCCCAGATCAGCATCCAACTCGATACCGATATTTCCGCCGCGACCGGTGCCCTCGAACGCTTGATCCCGTGGGTGGTCAACCTCGACCAGGTCCGCCGCGAGGCTGTGATCGACATGGCCTTCCAGATGGGCGCCGGCAAGGTCGCGGGCTTCCACCAGATGCTCGCCAAGCTTCAGGCCGGTGACTATTCTGGCGCGGCGGCGGAGGCGCTTGACAGCGATTGGGCGCGCGAGACGCCGAACCGGGCCCAAGGCGTCGCCAATCGCATTCGGACAGGCGTCGAGCCATGACGCCTCCCGACGATCCCGAAAACCCGGCCAGCACGCTCCTCGCGCTCATCGCCCTCGTATGCTTGCTATGCCTAGTCGGGCTTGGCCTCTTCGCTATTTTCCCGATTGGGTACTGATGACTGTTAATGAAATCATAGCCGTCCTCGGCTTCGTGCTCACCGTGCTCGTCCTCGGATTCGGTGCCGTGATCTGGTTTGTCCGTCTAGAAGGCCGGGTGAACACGACCATCGCGCTCCAAGAGCAGTTCAAGGAATGGGTCGAGAAGGAACACGCCGGCCTGGCCGTGCGCTTTGACGATGGGCTCCGCGATGTCAAGGCATCGATCGACAAGGTGTTCGATCGCCTGGACAAGAAGGCGGACAAGTAGGTCACTCCCGCGAAAACGCAAACTCGATATAGCCCACGGTTGCGCTCGACTTGAACCGTCCCTCCGCCATCAGCCGCCGCGGTGTCTCTCGGAAGACGCCGGCGTTGTGCGGCCGGAACGTGACAAACTCATCCGGGGGCAATTCCCCTAGGCTGACGAGTGTCAAATCTTGATCGTGATAACGGTCAGGCCCCCATGCTGCGACGGATACTGCACCCAATTTTGCGGATTGTTTTCTGGCTGAAGGTACAGCGGCCAGAACCTGTACTTCTTCAGCGGCCGATCTCTGAAATCTGCGGAAAAGCTTGTGTCCTTGGGCTCCCATGTGATGTCCTTCGCTGCCAGGAGTTCGCGATAGTTTGGCCAAGTCAGGTGTACGCTCAGGCATGACCGTCCGTCGTCGATCGCGATCTGGATCGATCGGTCAATTCCGGCCATGATGTGCTTCACTGCGTCTGACATGTTCTTATTTTGTTCTTCCGCGGTGGAAAGAGTCAAGAGGCCGTGATACGAAATCTCCGTCAGAGGAGATCAAGCGCATGTGCAACAGGTTCAAGGCGGAGAAACACAATGCGGACTTATACCCAGGTCAGGATCTGTTTGATGAGCGCGCGGGCCGCAATGCACCGACGCCGTTCGAGATGTTCCCGAATACGGCCGGCCGCTACGTCCATCTCGACCCGGGAGGCAAGCTAACGCTCAGCGAAGGCCTGTGGGGAATGCCGTCGCCGGCAAAGGCTCTGGTCACGAAGGCCGGTAAGCCAATGAGCTATGACCCTGGTGTCACCAATATCCGCAACACATCCAGTCCGCATTGGCGCCGGTGGCTGGGAACGCAAAACCGGTGCCTAGTGCCCTGGACCACGTTTTGTGAACCGGACCAAGTCGGAGGCTCGCGGGCGAACACCTGGTTTGCGCTCGCCAGCGGGCAGGATCTGGCCTGGTTTGCCGGCGTTCATGATGAACTGACTCGGCAGGTGAAGGCGAAAGATCCTGAGCCAACGACCGGCAACTATTGGGCGTTCCTGGCGACCGAGGCCAATGCTGACGTGGGCCGATATCACGATAAGGCCATGCCCGTGATCCTGACCACGGCTGAAGAGTGCGATGTTTGGCTGAGGGCGCCGTGGGAAGAGGCGAGGGCGCTGCAGCGGCC